TGATGATGCGTTCGGTAAAATGATCCTGCATGGTCGGCCTCCGGTGGTTTGGTGGGTGGTACTTCCATTCTACCAGAGGCTCGACTGTGCGCCCAAACCGCAAAAACCAGAAACGCAACTTAGGTTAGCTTTATGTCTTTCACGTCATAAAAGCTGAAAGGCATAGTGTCCACGTCGGGAACATTAAGCCGCAACCAGTTCCGCAACTCTTCAAGATGTCCTTCAAAGGTTAAAGGAGGGCTAGTTCTCACCTTGCGATTCCTTGATTGAAGAGATCGATAGCTTCAGGCGTTTTCAGCAGAATCTCATTCGAGTTCAGGCCATAGGGGTAGAATCCTGCCTCCGTTCCTAAAGCCCGAGCCGGCCCATTAGCCCGCCCAGCATCCCGCCGGACTGGCCCCCGCCGCCTGCGCCGCCCAAGACAGACCCCAGCAGGCCCTGCGCCTGGGGGAAGCGCTGCGCGATTTGGGCCATGACCTCGGGGTGTGCCCGCGCCAGGGCCAGCGTCGAGCTGACTAGATCGCCGTGCGACATCTGGCTCGGGTCAGTCGTACCTACGCCCGCCTGCCCCAGCAGGCCCTCAACGTCCACGCCCTGTCCGCCCAAATGACTCATCGCCTCGCCCAGCAGGCCCCGGTGCGCGTCCACTTCCTCAGGCGCGGCCTGCCCCACCGCCTGCTCCGCGTCGTCCTGCTGTCCGTCCTGCTCGTCGTAATCGTCCGCCATTGGCCTGATCCTCCCGCGCCGCCACTGCCCCCATTATATCACACCCCGCCCGAAAACCGCTTAACATAGGCCCGGCGGTACATTGCAATGCGCGGAGAGCGCATGAAGACGCTTCGGCCTGGAAGGGCAACACCGAACAGGCCGCGTCCATCTGGATGCACATTAAAGGCGGACACCGCCTGGACAAAATCTGCTGCACCGCGCGGCGTTCTGGCTACGGCTTAGGCGTCCCGGCAGACAGGCCGGGTGACTGGACCGTGGCGATGAAGTTCTTGGCGGCGGCGACGTGCTGGCCCTGGGGGAAGCGCTGGAGGTACTGCTGCCAGGTCGTGACGGCCCGCGCGCTGTCGCCGAGCACGGCGTAGGCGCTGCCCTCGTTGAACAGGCTGTTCTCGTGGCCGGGGTTTTCGCCCTGCGCGCGCGCGTATTGCTCTAGGGCTTTCTGCGGCTGCTGAGACTTGAAGTAGGCGACGCCCAGGTCGGTGCGGATGTCCGGGTTGTCCAGGCCCGCTGCGATGGCCTGGGTGTATGCCTGGATGGCCTCGGGCCACTGCCGGCGGTCTTCGTAGGCGTTCCCTAGATCGCGGGCCGCCTGCGCGGTCGTCGCGCGGCTGATCGTCGCCTGGGCCAGCGCGGGGCGCAGGGCGAGGTATGTCCCGCCTGCCCCCAACCCGGCACAGGCCAATCCCACGGCGGCGTAGGCCGCCCACGGCCCCTTTGCGCCGGTGTGGCTTGCAGCGGGGGCCGCCCTTCGCCCTTTACGCGCCAACTAAGAAGCCGCCCCCGCCGGGATTTTCCCGGCCAGCCGCTCCGCACCGCCCGTCCCCGTGCCGTTGGTCCGAGTGGCGGGGCGGGGCGGCAGCAGGGCCAGGGCACACGAAACCACTCCTTCGGCAGTCAGCCCGACCTGCTCGCGCAGCGTCGAAACGGGGCCATGCTCGATGAACTCATCCGGCAGGCCCACCCGCGCCGTCGGCACGAGGACGCGCGCGTCGGCCAGCGCTTCCAGCACGGCGGAGCCGAAGCCGCCCGTGGTCACGCCGTCCTCGACCGTCACGACCGCCCCGCAGCGCCGGGCGGCCTCGCAGACCGTGGCGGCGTCCAGCGGCTTGCAGAAGCGCGCGTTGATGACGGTCGCCCGGACGCCCTCCATAGCCAGCCGGTCGGCGGCATCCAGCGCGATTTCGACGCCCGCGCCCAGGCCGATGAGTGCCACGTCGTGCCCTTCGCGCAGCGTCTCGGCCCGCCCCAGTTCTATCTCTTCCCTCGGCGTTTCGTGTTCAGGGGAAGGGACACTGCCGCCGCGCGGGTAGCGCACGGCAATCGGCCCGGCCTCGTAGGCCAGGGCGAAACGGGTCATCGCCCGCATCTCGTCGGTGTCCCGAGGGGCCATCAGTACCAGGTTCGGGACGCACCGCAGGTAGGACAGGTCGAAGACGCCGTGGTGTGTCCCGCCGTCGTCGCCGACCAGGCCCGCCCGGTCTAGGAAAAACCGCACCGGCAGGTGCTGCAAGGCGACGTCGTGGATGATCGGGTCATACGCGCGCTGCAAAAATGTCGAGTAGATCGCGCAGACGGGCTTGAAGCCCTCGGCGGCCAGGCCCGCCGCGAACACGACCGCGTGCTGCTCGGCGATGCCGACATCAAAAAACCGCTCCGGGTGGAGTTTGGCGAACTTGTTCAGGCCGGTCCCGTCGGGCATCGCCGCCGTGATGCCGATGATCTTGTCGTCGGTCTCGGCCAGGTCGTTCAGGGCCGAAACGAACGCATCGGTGTAGGTCACGCCCGGTGCCTTCGGCTCGGTCCGGCCGTCGTCCGAGCTGAACCGGCCCAGCCCGTGGTAGGTGCGCGAGTTCGCCTCGGCGAACGGGATGCCCTTGCCCTTGACGGTCAGCACGTGAACGAGCACAGGCCCCTTGAGCCGTTTGACGTGCCGGAAGACGTTAATCAAATTTTCGACGTTGTGGCCGTCGATGGGGCCGATGTAAGTGAAGCCCATCTCCTCGAACAGCAGGCCCGTGTGCGCGGGCGTGGCGAAATGCGTGGCCGTGTGCTTTGCGGCCTTGGCGGCTTTGGTCATCAGCCCGCTGCCGACCGGCAGCCCGGCGATGACGCGCTTGGCCGTGTTCTCGCCCGCCTGGTACAGCGGCTCCATGCGGAGCTTGGACAGATAAGTCGCCAGTGCGCCGACGTTCTCGGCGATGGACATCTCGTTGTCGTTGAGCACGATGGTGATGTCGGTCCCGTCAGCGGCGGCGTTGTTCAGTCCTTCCAGTGCCAGTCCGCCGGTCAGCGCTCCGTCGCCGATCAGCGCGAGCACGGAAGACCTGCCGCCCCGGAAGTCCCGCGCCTTGGCGAACCCCATCGCCGCCGAGATGGACGTCGAAGCGTGGCCCGCCCCGAACAGGTCGAATTCCGACTCGTCGCGCCGCAGAAAGCCCGACAGCCCGCCGTGCTGGCGGATCGTCGGCAGCCGCTCGCGCCGGCCCGTCAGTATCTTGTGGACGTAGCCCTGGTGGCCGACGTCCCAGATGAGCTTGTCTTGGGGGATGTCGTAGACCTTGTGCAGGGCCAGCGTCAGTTCGACCACGCCCAGCGACGGGGCCAGATGCCCGCCCGTCTTGGCGACCGTCTCCGTCAGGTAGGTGCGGATCTCGCCCGCCAGTTGGCGGAGACGGTCGGGGGACAGGCGCTTGATGTCGGCGGGGCTGTTGATGCCCTCAAGCAGCGTGGTCTGGCTCTCCATGCGCGATGTTTCTTTCTCTGCGTCTCGTTCCGGGTAGTCTTCTGCGTCTTTGGATGTCACTATCTTACCCCGCTTGTCACTTTATTTCACAAAGTAGTTTGCGGAGTATGACACGCGGGGGAGGGAATGTCAAGGGCAGGGGAGTCCACCCGGCACACTGGGGTGCGCCGGGTGGACGCCGCTTACCGCCGGGCCGTGGCCGCGCCGGGGCGCAGCCAGGCATGGGTGGCCGAGGGCAGGCGCAGATTCGGGTTGGCGCGGTCGCGGACGCCGCCCGCCGTCAGCGTGTACTGGACGCCGGGGAGCAGCGGAGTCGTCGCCAGGTACACCGTCTTCTTGTCCCCGTCCAGCGATGCCCGCAGGACGCGCGCGCCGTTGTCCAGGGCGTAGTTCGCGGGCCGCGCCGCCGAAACGGGGTCCACGGGCTTCTTGTAGCGGATGACGACATGTTTGGCCGTGGCCGAGACGCTGTCCAGGGCGGGCAGGATGCCGTCGAGCAGGCCGTACACCTGGAGCTGGTTCGAGAACGTCGAGACGTACACCCGGCCGTTGACGACCGTTGGGGCGCAGAACTTGGCGAACATGCCCACGTCGTCCCGGCCTGCGTTCATTTTCGAGTCCCAGATCTCATGGGTCAGGTCCGAGGCATCGTAGGCGCGGATGACGCCCGGCACCGTCACCCAGTTGGCGTTCTGGTCGAACGGCAGGCAGGCCCAGACGATGCCCGTGCCGGCCTTGCCGCCGTCCGCCGAGACCGACAGGAAGCCGCCCGGCATCCCCGTCGGCGCGGCGATGGCGGACTGCATCTCGGGCACGGTGCGGAACACGCCCTGGACCAGCCGGAATGCCTTGAGGTGGTCGAACTCCGCCCAGATGTAGGCGCGCGGTCCGGCCGGGCCATCCCAGAAGACCGGCGAGCCGTGGATATTCTCCGCCCCCTCCAGGTGGAACGACTGCGAGATTTGCGAGTCCGAGTCGGCCTTGAAGTGGCCCAGCTTGCCCTGGTGGGTCACGTACAGGACGCCCGCCTTGCCGCCGCCCATGATCAGGTCGGTATCCGGGACCAGCAGTGGCCCCGAGCCGCCGACGTCCGTGTCGTGGGCGTTCAGGTCGTCCTGGTTGAACGGCGTGAAATAGTCCCGCACGGCCAGGGTCCCGCCCGACGGCCGCAGGCGCAGGAACGAGTTCCCGTAGTCCGTGCCACCCGTACTGGCCGTGAACGAGCCGTTGCCGGTCATCGCGAATATGTCGCCGGCCTCGTCGGCGGCCATGCCCATGCCGGCCTGCCAGATGGACCCCTCCGCGCCGTTCGGGGTCGTGTTGAACACGCACACCTGCTTCATCGTCCGCGCGTCGTAGCCCAGAATCCAGCCGTGGAATGGGGTTGCGTCCGCGTGGCTGCCGAACGCCAGGTAGACCACGCCGTTTGTCAGCAGCAGTCCAGGGCGCTGGAGCTGCTTGACGGGGTCGAACGCCAAGACGCCGTTCACGCTGGCCTCGCCGGTCCCGCGCACCGTGGCCTGAATCAGGACCGGACTGCCCGGCTTCTCCTGCCCCGTCGCCAGGTCCAGCGCGTGCAGCCGCTGCGTGTATGTCCCGTTTTCTTTGTTCTTGGTCTCGACGAAGATCGTCCTGCCCGGCAGGTCGATCACGGGCGTGCTGGTGATGCCGATCTCGTTCACCATATCGGTCCACTGGGTCGTGTAGACCTCGGCGGCGGGGACGCTCGGCCCCAGGTTGATCTTCCAGAGCGGCGCGGCGGCCTTCGGGTCGTCTGCGTCGAACGCATACACGCTATTGTGGGCCGTGGCGCAGAAGACGACGTTGTGCAGGCCCTGGCCGGGCAGTGCCAGGTTCTGGACGTACAACGGCTGCGCGTACAAGTATCCGTCCACGTCCCGCGTCCAGAGCTTGCCGAACGTCTGCGGCTTGACATCGGCAGTGTTCAGGGCCGTCTCGCGCAGGTTCGCCCCCGTCCGGGCGTTGTTGCCGTGCTGCGTCAGCATGTCCAGCGGCCCGGCGAGCGCGGACGGCGCGGCGAGCGTGGCAGCCGCCAGGGCCAGGCCGGTCGTCAAACCTGCTTCGTGCCACCAAGACAGACTTCGTCTCACGTGCTTGCTCCTTGCTGATTCGGGTGCGGCGTGTCGCATTCTGACTCTAACAGAGATGGGGGCGGCAGGGTTCCGAAGCCCCCGCACCCAAATCCCTCACACCTCCGCCAGTATCTCCCGCCGCCGTGTGTCGAACTCCGCCTGCGTCACAATGCCGTCGTCCAAAAGCCCCTTCAGCTCCACCAGCCGCTCCCGCAGCGTCCGCGTCGGGGCCGCCGCCCCGTTTCCCTCAGCGATGGTAGGGATAATGGCCGGCGTTAGGTTCGGCCCGTCCCCTCCGCCTCCCCCTTCCTTCTTAGGGAAGGGGGCCGGGGGGTTAGGTTCTTTGGAGGCCGGGGGGTTAGGTTCACTCCCCCCGTAATTGATCTCTTCCAAGTACCCCGACAGCACCTTGTAGTAGGCGTCATAGAACGCCGGGGGCCAGTTCATCTTCTGGGCGTTCGCGTGGGCCACCAGGCGGTTCCCCAGCGTCTTCGGGCCTTCCGCCCGGAGCCGCTCGTCGGTCGCATGGGCCACCTGCGCCTGCATCCGCCGGTCGTCGCACAAATGCTGCACGATGTCGCGCGCCTCAAGCGGCGGCCGGTCCGCCCCGCCCGCCTCCGGCTTGAAACCAACCACGGGGGACTCGACCCGGTTGAAGCCGCCCAGCGCGTCGGACTTCGGCATCCCGAACCTGTCCACGTAGCTCGCCGTGAAGCGCGTCTCGGTCCGTGTGCCGACGCTGGTGTACCGCGTCTCGCGCTCCTCGCCGATGACGCCCGACGCCCAGCCGACCACGAACGCCCGCCAGGCCGCCTTCTGGTCCTCGGACGACGGCGGCGAAATCCGCACCCAGTCGGCAACGTCGGTGCGCGTGTGGATGGGGTTCGCCGCCGCGCCCTGCGCCTTCACCTGGTCGTAGGCGTAGCGGTACGAGTCCATGCCCTGCAAGAGTCTCAGGGGGAAGGCCGCCCGCTCGCGCAGAAACAGCACCTGCTCCGGCTCGTTGGAGTTGGTGATCTGCTGGTCCTTGACGTTCTGCACCGACTCGGTCAGCATGGCCGCGAACCGCTGCTCGCTCTCGGTCCGGGGGGCCGCGCCGTGCAGGACGCCGACGATGGTCTGCTCCTTGTTCAGGTTATGCGCGTAGTTCGGCGCGTTCTCCTGGAGGTGCAGGAACGGCTGTGACAGCGCGGCCACGCGGCGCAGGGTCTGGACGGTGCGGTCGGACTCTAAGCCGTACTTGGCGTAGAACTTGTCCAACACGCTTTCCTCGGCGATGGGCGCGAACACGCCGCGCGCGTGGTCGTAGATGACCTGGCTCAGACGCGCCATGTCGCCGTCGCGGACGCCCCACAAATCGCCCTGGGTGCCCAATGTCCGCAGGATGTCGGCGACAAGATTGTTGACGACGGGGTTGGCCGGGTCCGCTGCCGCCCCGACGTAGAAGCCGTAGCGGTCGTCGATGTCGCCGCCGACGTAGCGGTCCTGCCCCGTGTGCGGGTCCGTCTCGCGCCGGCCCGGATCGAACAGCACCTCGCCGTTGACATCGGTGGGTTCCTGCACGGCCAGACGCTCAGCCCGCTCGAAGCGCGCCCGCAGCGCCTCCATGCGCTCGACGTAGCGGTCCATCTCGGCCCGCAGAACGGCCACGGCGTCGAGCATCTGCCGATAAAAGACGATGGCCGCGCCCGCCGCCTTGAGGTCCAAAGCCTCGGCGTCCTGCCGCCGGGCGGCGGCCAGATACGCGTCCTTCTGCTCGTCGATCTCCCGCCGCTTGGCCGTGGCGATCAGGCCCAGCATGAAGTCCCCGGCGTGCCGCCCGATCTGCTGCAAGGCCTCGTCGCGCGCCTTGCCCAAGGGCAGCGACCCGCCCAAAAGCTCGTCCTGCCGCTTCTCCATCTGGGCGACGTAGCCCCGGAACCGCTCCGCCATCGTGTCTAAAGCGCCCGCCGCGACCGTGTGCCGGTGATTCGGGTCGTTGACCCGCGCCGACACCCATTCGCGCAAGGCCTTTTCTTTGGCCCGGATCGCCGCGCCCAGATTCTGCTGAATCTGATAGACCGACTCGCCCACGTTCGCCCGCCGCTTGGCGAGCAGGTCCGGGTTCGGGTCCGTGTCCGCGACCTTCGCCTCGGCCTCGCGCTGGCGGGTCAACAGATAGGCGACGACGTTGCCGTGGCCGGGGTAGGCGGTCAGATACTGCCGGTCCACGGCCTGCCAGAAGGCCATCGCGCCGTCGCGCAGCGTCTCGCCCGTCTCGGAGTTGCCGGTCAAGACCTGCCGCTGCACGGCCTCGGGCGTCAGGCCCAGCCGCCCCAGCTCTTGATCCGTGAACGCGCCCAGGTTGACGGTCCGCTCCAGCGGCGTGGTCCAGCGCCGGACGATGTCGCCCGCCAGACGGTTCGCGCAGGCCGTCATCACTTTATCTTTGGGGAATGCGATGGCGGACAGCCCGAAGCCCATGTAGTTCTGCGGGCAGCCCAGCCCGTCGGTCGTGATCAAAAACTGGTCGAAGTTGTTCCGGTTGGACTTCTTCTGCCGCTGGAACTCGGACGTCAAATCCAGAAAGATCGAGTGCCCGATCATCTCGACCAAATCTTTCACCGAGTCGAGCTGCGCGGCGGGCGAGGACGTGTCGGCGAGGTAGGTGTAGCGGAACGGCGGGTCGGCGTCCTCCATCGGCGGGATGTCGGCCTGGTACTGGGCCGAGAACGTCGTCGTGGCGTCGGTGTAGTGGTTGAGTTCGAGCAGGGCGGCGTAGGCGTTGGGCCGGTTGTCCACGGCCACGGCCTCGGAGTTCGGCGGGATCGAGAACATGCCCACGGTTTCGAGCATCCGCTGAGACTTGAACTTGTTCCGCACGGTGTAGGCGAGGTCCAAGAACATCCCCGAGCCGGTGCCCCCGAGCAGCGACCCGACGATGTAGACCGTGATGCCCTCGCCGACCTGTAGCCCGTTGCGGATGGCCGTCTCTTTGCTCGAATCCTTGGTGATCTGCAACATCTGCTCTTCCAGACGCCGCGCGATCTGCGCGTAGTTCCAGAAGTAGGCCAGCCGCCCGCGCGCCCGGACCGCGCCCGCGCCCTGGTCGATGTCGCCGGTCAGCACGCGCGGGTCGAGCCACGTCCGCAGGTGCGGGTGCTCGCGCAGGTTCTTGCGGAGCGAATCGACGCCGTGGACCGACGTGTGTATCTTGTCCGCCGTGTCCAAATTGACTTCGTCGTCGTAATCGGGGTTCTTGCCGAAGATGGCCTGGTCGGTGTCCAGCAAGAGAAACGAGACGATGGGCAGCTTGTCCAGCGCCCCGTACTTGTCTACGAGCCGCTTGCGGATGTCCAGCATGATCTGGTGCCCGGTCCCGCCGACGCCGACGATCAGCGACCGCGAGATGCCCCGCAGCCGCCCGTCCTCGGCCTGCGCCCCGGTCGTGGACGCCGCTGCCGCGCCGTTTGTGCTTGCTTGTGTGTTGTCTGCCATGGGTGTTCTGTTCGTCCTGAGCGCGTTATCATTATCCACGAGTTGTGGGCGGGGGCGGCCAAACCCCCTCTTCTTGGAAAGTCATCTCTTGTTTCAACTTGTCCGTTCTTGGCGACCGCCGATGCCCACCGGCTGCGCCTCCGAACCCACCGCGCCGGGCTGGCTGAGGAGGGCGTCTACCTCGGCGCGGGCGACCGTGACGGCGTTGGCCTCCAGGGCGACGCGCTGGATGCTGGCGGCAAGGCCAGCCAATTCGGGGGCGGACTGACGGCCACCGACCTGGAGCGCGTTCAGGCTGGTCTGCAAGGCGCGCACCTGCTCCCCGACCTCCTCGCGCAGCGCCTGGTTGCGCCGCAGCAGCAGGATCGTCCGCGCCGCCGTGTCCGCCCGGCGGGCCAGGGACTCGGTGCGCCGCCGTCGGCTGGCAGCGATCACAGAGTCGGCTTCGGTCGCGGCGGCGATTTCCTGCGCCTGGGCCTCGGCGCGCAGTGCGTCCGGGTCGTCCATCGCCACGGGCGGCTCCGGCGGCAGGGCCACGATGGCCGCGCCCAGGGCCGAAACAGCGTCGGCGACTTCGCGCTCCGCCTGGGCGTCGTGCGTCGCGGGCAGGGCCAGCACGCTCCGCGCGAGGTTGATGTACTCCCGCGCCAGCGGGTCGGTCTCTCGCTTCCACAAGTCGCAAAGTTCGTAGTCGAGCAGCGGCGACTTGAGCAGCCGCGCCGCCTCGCGTCCCTTGACCGTCAGCACCAGGCACGTCCCTCCGAAGCAGAAGGCAGTCACGGAAGCGATAGAGGCTAAGAAGCTCTGATCGAACGCCCACAGCGGTACGGCAGCAAGCAGGCTTAATGCGAAGCCGACCGCCGTGCGCGTGTTGTCCATCCCCGCCGCCCCCTTGGAGCCATAGACGACGCGCCCGCGCTCCTGCCGGACTTCCTGGTTCAGCCGCGCGCCTAGGTTGTGCGGGTGCAGGTGCATAATCTCGCGTGTATCAGACAGCCCGCCGCCGGTTGAGCATGACGACCAGGAACGCGCCGACAGCGAGGGCTTCAATGATGATGCCGAGTGTCTTGGAGGCCGGGTCCTGGTTGTCGTTCAGGAACAGATACCAGGCCAGGCCGCAGAAAGACAGCAGGCCGATCAGCAGCGCGATCCGGGCGGCGGCGGCGGGGTCGCTCCGCTTGTTGGCTGATCGCGCCAGCAGGTAGACGACGAACGGCAGGAACAGCAGCGCGATGACCAGGCCCACCGCCAGCACCAGGTACTTCACAAGGGGACTGGGTGACTCGAACCCCAATTCGCCGCTGCCCGCTGGGTAGCGCGCGACGCCGCCGGTTGCGGATGCCGCCTGGAAGTGATACTGGTATTGGCCGCTCCGCTCAGGCGTGAACACCCAGCTCACGTCCTCCCCGGCGACCGGGTCGCCAGCGGGCGTGGCGGCCTTCTGGCTGACCTGGCCGTAAGGGGTGTCTATGATCATCTGGAGCGTCTGTGGCGGATCCCCCTCGGGCTGTTTGTAAGTTAGGTGGAACGTGTATGTGTGGCTTGGCAGAACTGTGCTAGGGAAGTCACCCGCTGGTTCCAGCGTGGGCGGCTTGGCGGATACGCTGACGGTCAGAGCCGCGAAGAGGAGAATGCAGACGAGAACAAGGCGGACGGACAGAGATTTCAAGGGCGGCGGGCCTCCTCGGAGCGACCGGATGAAGGGCGGCTTTGAGAGCGCCTCTTCTCCATTATTCTGACACATCTACGGAGAAAAGGTTGCAGAAGGTTCGCGGCCCGCAGCGCGGTATCACTCTCAAAAACCGGCGCGGCGGGGGCGTTTGTGCGGCCCTATCATGCTTTATTGTACATCGCGTTAGCGCTGTGGCACCGAAGGCATTGACGCCACGTTAGCCAGCCGCCAAGTTAGCCCAGACGCCCGGCCTCCGCCTGCTCGAACAGGGCGGACAGGACGGCGCGGGCGGCGGCCTGTGCGGGCGCGGGAAGGGCGCGGTACTGGGCGAGCAGCGCCTCGTCGGCCATCTCCGCCTCAGTGACCTCGCCCAGCAGGTGCCCCGCGCTCGTGCCCAAAGCGCGGGCGACGGCCACGAGGTCGAGGCTGCTGATGACGTTGTGGCCGCCGTCCCAGCGGTTGACCGTCCCCAGCGGCTCGCCGAGGCGCTCGGCGAGGTCCTGCTGCGTCAGGCGCAAGTGGCGGCGGCGGTCCTGGATGCGGCGGCTGATGGCTTGGGCCGCCGCGAACCGGGGGTCGGCGTCCGTCAGGTGGGGCATAGTGCGGGTTTCCTTTTCGGGGGGGGGCGTCACGGGCATGGTCACCGGCATGGTCACGGGCATGGTCACGGGCATGGTCACGGGCATGGTCACCGGCATGGTCACGGGCATGGTCACGGGCATGGTCACGGGCATGGTCACGAGGGCCACGCGCCGCGCCCTTTGAGCCGGATATAGCCCTCAACCACGCCCAGTATCTCGAAGTCGGCGCTGATGCGGACGCGCGGACCGTCGCCTCCCTCTGCCGTGAGAAGGTCGCCCGCGTCCGTGTGCTGGAACACCTTGCAGCTCACCGTCTCGCTGCCGACGCGCGCGACCACGGCGTCGCCCGTGTGGGCGGTGGACGCGGGACGCACCAGCAGCACGTCGCCGTCCCGGAACAGCGGCTCCATGCACCCTCCCCGGACGCGAATGGCCCGGATGCCGCCCGGCAGGAACTCGGAAAGCGGCTGGCGGGCCGACTCGATGGCCGCCGTCGTCAGCGGCTCGCCCGCGCTCGCGTAGGCGTCCGAGAGGGGGGCGTCCAGGGCGGACAGGGCCACCTCGTCCCCCGCCGCGAGCAGGGGGTCGCGGCGCACGGGTCCCGTGATGGCGGCGCTCACGTCGTCGGGCGTCAGCCGCCCAGCGAGGTTCAGCAGCCGCCGGGGGTCTTCGCCCAGGCCCGCCGCGAACTGCACGATGGAGGTCTCGCGGACCTTTTCCCCGTGGGCCATGAGGGCGATGGTCGAGCCGCTGACGCCCGTGCGGCGCTCGGCGGCTTTGAGTGAGAGGTAGGGGCGGGACGCGCCGGGCGTCGCCCCGAGCAGGCGTCGCACCTCGGCCCCGAACTCGCGGTACGGACCGTAGATGGGGCGGTCGAGCTGGCGCTTGGTGAGGGGCCGCCGAACCGTTTCCGGTTGCCCGTTCCGGCCCGGTCTATCGGCCCCGTGGTCGTCGGGTGGCACATAGTCGTCGGGTGGCACATAGTCGTCGGGTGGCACATAGTCGTCGGGTGGCACATAGTCGTCGGGTGGCATGGGCGTCAATCTCCTAGAGAGCAGGCGGGAGGCGCTCGCGGCAAAGTCGCCCCCTGGGTGGACGCTCGCAGGGAGGCCGCTCACCGGGCGAGTGTGCATATCCATAATCATGTTGACACGCGACCTATTGGTTTGGTTACAGTTCTACGCGGCGTCCGAATAAATAAACGAGTTATTTATTCGGACGATGCTTGACAGGGGAAGCGGGTCGTGCTACAATAATCCGTCCGGTTTTCTAGGACGTTTGAGTTTCTAGGACGCATTGGCCGGACGAGGAAGGTACATATGTCAACAGCGACGGCGCAGAGGGCGGGACCGCGAACGGGCAGACGGAAGGACGCGGCGGGGCAGTCAAGGCCGGTGGCCCCGCCGGTTTTCACCTCGGACGAACTCACGGGGCTTGCCCATCGCACGGTATGGGGCGAGTCGATAACGTCCCTCGCGGCGGAGCTTGGCATGAACCTCCCGGCCATGAACAGGCGGCTATTGCAGAGTGGGGCGTATCCGGTTACGGCGCTCTGCCCGAGCGGCTCCACCTTGGCCGCATCGCTGTACGCGCGATGGACGGCCATCGTGCTGCGCGCGCACCGGGCAGGGAGGCTGATTGACCTCCTGCCGGCACTCGACGCGACCCTGACGTCGTGGGAAGCAGAACTCGGGGGGCAACCATGAGCGGCCCTACAGCCCCCGTGGGCAGGCGAATAGCTCCAATGAACGGCGTCATCGAGGCGGCCACGGTGGATGAGGCCAGGGGCGCGCTGCCCAGCCCCCCGCCCGACCGGCCCCACCCGGACTGGGTGCGCGGGGTGTGCCCCCAGTGCGGCGGCGAACTGGTCTCCAATATCTACTACGTGGGCGGGAAGGGCTACCTGCGCCGAATCGAGTGCTGGGAGAGCCTAGGGACGGCCCCCACCTGCGCCTACCACCGAGTCGGATGAGGCCGCCGCCCTCGCGGCCCCGCACGGGCGGGGCCGTTAATTCCGCCGGGTCATACTCGCCATGCGAGGAATATCACTCGCCGATACACACGACCACAGAGGATGCGAACGCACAGAGGATGCGAATGAACAGAGGATGCGAATGAACAGAGGATGCGAATGAGCGGAATGCGCCCCAACAGCACCCAGGTCCCGGACGTTATCCTGGACGACTGGATGCCCTTCCTGTCCGGCTCCGAACTCGCCGTCGTGATGATGGTCGCCCGTAAGACGTTCGGCTGGCGCAAGGACGCCGACCGGATAGGGATTTCGCAGATGATGGCCGGAACCGGCCTGTCGCGGCGCACGATACAGGTGGCCTGCGACTCACTGGCCGCCGCCGGTATGCTGGCGGTAAGGCCGTCTGGGGACGGCGTGACGGCCAGCGAATACGAACTCAACGTGGACGATGGTGCCTCCGTGACGGACACCCTCCGCGCCCGCTCCACCGGGGTAGGGGGCGCAAAAATTGCGCCGGTAGGGGGCGCAAAAATTGCGCCCACAACAGACACTATACAACATACCCCCTTACCCCCCAAAGGAGGGGGTGAGGGGGGCGTCGGGAACACTGAGGAAAGCCCGGCAGAATCGGACGGCCCGGCCCCGGTCCTTGCCGTCCAGAGCAAAGACCGGGGCCGGGGAAAGCCGGGGCGGGCGTGTGACCATGACCCCGCCGGGTTCACGGCGTTCTGGGAGGTCTACCCCCGCCGAGTCGCCCGCCTCGCCGCCGTCCGCGCCTGGAATGTCCTGCAAGCCGAACCCGCCCTGCAAGCTGAACTCTGCGCCGCCGTGGGCCGCCTGGCGCTCACCGAGTCCTGGGTGCGGGATGAGGGACGGTTTATCCCGCACCCCGCGACGTTTCTGAACGGTCGCCGGTGGGAGGACGCCCCGCCCGCCCCGTCATCTGCTCCGCCGCCCGTTGCCGCATCGGACGCCCCCCCTGCCTACTCCTTCGCTGCCGACCCCGGTTTCGTGCGGAACTTCGGCCTCGACCACGCCCTGCGTCTGGACGCAAACTTGGGTGCGAAGCAGTCGCCCTCTGAGAGGATGACATCGTGAACAACTCTGCCCCCGGTGATGCCCGCGCCTCTGATAGCCCCCGCCCGACGCGCCCGCCCTCCCTGCGGATGCAGGACTGCCGGACTCAGGACTACGGCCCGGTGGACTACGGCCCGCTCGCGGCCTACTCCCCGCCCTCGGCCCTGGAATCCGAGGCCGCCCTGCTCGCCTGCATGGTCGTCTGGCCCGAGGAGCGCGAGCGGTGGGCGCAGGAGATGGTGCCGGGAGACTTCGCCCGCCCCCACCACGCGGCCCTGTTCTCACTGCTGGCCGAGTCGTCGTCACGCGGGCCGCTGCTGGACTGGCTTGTGCTGATTGAAGACGCCGAAACGTCGGGCCGCCTCGCCGACTGCGGGGGCCGGGCCTATGTGCTCTCCGTCGTCACGTTCGACGCCGCGCAGGTCATGGCCCCCGAGTATGCCCGGCGGGTCCGGGCGGCGGCGGAGCGGCGGCGCATGGCCGAGGGCGCGGTGTCCGTGGTGGAGGCGTCGGCGCGGGGCGCGGGCGTCGAGGACCTAGCGGCGATGCTCGACGCCCTGACGGCGCGCGCACCGCTCCCTGACTCGCCGCAGTCCCGCTCGGCCCGCGACATCCTGTGGGAGCTGACGGAGAAAATCGAGCGCCGGGCCGAGGACCCGCGCGCGATGCTCGGGCTGACGACGGGGCTTGCCGCCGTGGACCGGATGACCAACGGACTCCAGGCCCCGAACTTCCTGGTCATCGGCGCGAGGCCGGGCGTGGGGAAGTCGGCCCTGCTGACGGGCATCTGCGCCCACGTCGCGCGTCAGGGCGTCCCCGTCCTGCTGTTCTCGATGGAGATGAGCCAGGAGGAGGTCATGCTGCGCGTCGTCTGCTCCGAGGCGCGGCTCGACAACCACCGGCTCCGGTCCGGCAGGATGCAGCCGGACGAGTACGACCGCTACATCCACACGGCGTCGTGGCTTTACGGCATCCCGCTGGAGGTGAACGACCGGAGCGGCGCGACCCCGGCCTATATGCGCGCTGAGGCCCGCAAGTTCGCCCGCCGTCACGGGGGGCTGGGCCTGATTGGCGTGGACTATTTGCAGCTCATGCGCGCCGACCGGCCCACGCGGGACCGTTTGCAGGAGCTGACCGAGGTGAGCATCGAGCTGAAGGGGCTGGCGCGGGAGTTCGACGTGCCGCTCATCGCCCTCTCGCAGCTCAACCGCGCGAGCACCCTGCGCGCCGACAAACGCCCGGACCTCGCCGACATCCGTGAGACGGGGCAGATAGAGCAGGACGCGGACATCGTGGCCTTCCTCTACCGCGAGGATGTGTTCGGCGACAAGTCCGCGCCCTTCGAGACGGACGGCTTCGCCCCCCTGCCCGTTCCGGTGCCCGCCGAACTCATCTTCCGCAAGCACCGGAACGGCCCCCAGGGCACCGTTCGCCTCGACTTCATGGAGCGTTTCGCCCTGTTCCTGGACAAGCCGTGACGCTTTCTTGACGAGCCGTGACGCCCTTTTTCTTCGACCGATTGTGACCGTGACCCCTGTGAGGAGGGAATCGACCATGACCACCATCAGCGCCGCCGCCGCCAAGCGTCCCAAGCCCCGTGAGGGTGACAAGCCCCGTGAGGGGGGTCCATCCCCAGAAAGTACGCGCGTCTACCGGCAGGACTCTCGACTCTACGGCTACATCTCTGGCCGCGTCCTCCACAAGCGCGTCCGGCGTTCGGTCCATTTCCTGCACACGCCGCCCGCCATCGCGTTCCAGGCGTGGGTGCTCGATACCTACGCCGGTAAGTTCGATTTTTTGCAGGTGTATGATTCGGACTGCCGCGACACCTACCGCGTGAGCCGCGCGGACGCGCTGCTCTACGGGTTCGACCCCCGGCGAGGCTTTGAGCCGCAGGTGGCGGTGCCGCTGGGCCGCTGGGCGAAGAACGGCGTCCCGCCCTACGAAGCCCCGCAATGCCCCCTAGACGCCCCGCACACGCCCGCCACGGCCACCGCGCGGGGCGCGGCAGGGACGGGCAGCCTGTTCGACCTGTGACCGGGGTTTTCGCCGCGCCCGTGGGCGGTTGCGCCGCCCGCAGAAACGTGTTAGAATGGGCCGTAAAATCGTCCTAGAAAAACGGACAATCGCTTGACATCCGGTTCCGGGGTTTGCTATAATAGATACGTTAGCAATAAACCGGGCCGAAACGACGGGAGGGGACGCATGGAAAACGGACAGGACGGCAAAAACGGACAGGACGGCGGGAAGACGGGGGCGGGCATGGGCGCGGCGGCGGCGATGCTGACGGGCGACGACTCGCTCTCCCACGGCGGTTTTGCCGACGCCGCGACGGACGCCCAGTGGGTCACGGTGCCGGGGAGTGTCTACGACGCGGCGACCGGGTTGGGCTTAATCCTACTGACGGTGAACGCCGAGGCGTGGGTGCTGCCCGAGGGGGGCGTGGCGGGGCGTGTGCCGCCGCCGGCCCGGCTGGTCGTTTGTGTCCGTGGGCCGGGAACCGTACCCGCGTCGGAAGCCGAGTGGGAACCCCTGCGCGTCGCGGTCATGGACGCCTGCCAAGCGGTCTACGGATGCGCGCCGGAGGCGATAGGCGTTTGCCCCTGCCTCGGTTGTTCCGAGGCGGCGATGACGGGCGGCTGCCCCATGCTCATCCCGTGCGTGGCGGGCAGGACGCGCTGGGAGGTGGCGAATACCGTCGTCAAGGCCATGCTGATAGCCACGGCAATACAAGGCGGCCTGACAATAGAAGACGCGCAGCGGAGAGTGCGGGACACGCTGGGTGGCCGTGCGAATCGCCGTTCGGTGCGGCGCGGGCGGGGGGCCTGGAATTGAGTCGCCCACCCGCCGCGAGTCGGCCTCCGGCCCGCCCGCCCGCCCGTCCGGGTTCCCCGCGCCCCGGCCATCCCGCGCCCCGTGCCCCGCGCCCCGCGCGAGCAATATCCCCGAAGGCGGCGGCGGGGCCGGACGAGAGCGACCACCAGCAGCGCCTCATGCGCGAGGTCCGCGCCCACGCCGCCGCCATGCCCGAGCTGGCCTTTTTCCACAGCGTCCCGAACTCCACCCGGACGACGGCGGCCACGGCAGCCAGGATGGCGCGGGAGGGGGCGACGCGGGGCGTCCACGACCTGCACTGGGACCTGTGCCGTGGCGGGTGGACCGGGCTGACCATTGAAATGAAGGCGGCGGGCAAGACGCTGGAAGAGCCTCAGAAGCGGTTCGCCGCTTTCTATGCCTCGCAGGGCGTTCTGGCGCTGCGCTGCACGACTGACGCCGAGGCGTGGGCCGCCGTGCTCTGGTACTACCGCCTGCTGCCCACGCCAGCCGCGCCGCGCGCCCCGCTGCCCGCGATGCTCGCGCACACGGCAGCGCCCACCGCGCACAGGCGTCAGGGCGACGCCGCGCGGCTGGCGGCGAACGCCAAGCGTCGGGCGACGGTGGCGGCGAACGCCAAGCGTCGCCCGACGGCGGCGGCGATGCTGACGGGTGGCCCGGTTCCCGCGCCCAAGCCGAGGGCCGTCAAGTACCCCGTTCGGGGCTAGAAGACTGGACGTGAACATGAAACTGGACGAGATGATGACGGATGAGATGACGGATGAGGGGCTGGCCGTGCCTGACGAGCCGACACTTGCCGGGCACTACCTCTTCCTCGTGACGGGGTCGGGCCTGCTGGCCTTGGGGGCGTGGCTGTATGCGGCCCTGCCGCCGTGGTGGTCGGGCCTCTCGACGGGGCTGCTGGGCCTGGCCGCCGCCGCCTCGTTTTACTTCGCCCATGATGAGCTGTCCTGGCACGACGACGCCCTCCGCCGGGCCTCCGCGCGCCACAGGGCGGAAGCCGGAAGCGACGTTTCTCTGCGCCGGGAAACACTCGCCGGGCGAGCGGACAAATCCGCCCAGCGAGGCGATGAAGACGCCAAGGGAGAGTACTGGGCATGAGCGTCGTCTACACGCAGGAATGGGAGGGCTACACCATCAGCCTCCTGCCGGTCGAGAAATATCAGGTCGTCGTGACGGCACCTGACGGTGGACGTCTCTACGAGTTCGATGCCGAGACGACCGAGCGCGAGGCCTTTGCGCGGGGCCAGGGGGTCGCGGAGGAGCACTGGGACGACTTCTGTAACCCCGCGAACCCGTCCTTCGTCCCCGACCGAGAGTACGACGAGGCATTGTCCGAATCGCGGCATTGTCAGCGATGAAGACAAAGACTTGATACACGCCCTTGCCCTCGCCGCCCTTTTGTCCCGCCCCCTGCGCCCTTCGGTGACGTGGTACGCGCCCGACGGCAGGGCCGCGAACGGGAGAACCTACGGACAGAACGCCCGGCGCGGCTTCTTCTGCGCCTCGAACCGCTATCCGCTGGGGACGCGGCTGCTGCTGACCTCGCGCGGCGGGCGGCGCGTGGTCGTGACCGTCTGTGACCGCATTGGGCACGGCTCCGACTGTGACCTGTCGGAGCCGGCGGCGGCGCGGCTTATGGGCGACCGTTTTAGGCGCGTGGGGCGCGTCTCGGCGCGCGTCCGGGTTCTGGGGAGCGTCCGGGTTCTGAGACGGTCGGGGAGGCGCAGCCGGTGATGCTCTGCCCGGCTAAAGCCATAGGCTTCGGGCGTCTCCCTCCGTCCCTTCGCCCGCCGAGTCATCGAAAAACAGAATGGGTGTGGATTCGCCCTGTGACGAGAGGCTAGATTGGAAACACGATGCAACATACTGACGAAACCTTCCGCGTGACCGTGGACGGGCAGGAATACGGACTCCGCGCCTTCTCTGTCGGAGACAGCCTGCGTCTCGTCGTCGCACAGGAGAGTGTAGACATTCATCCCGCGCTTTTCCCCGAGGTCGTGAACCTGATGGCGGGCCTGAGGGACGGGGAACGCCATTTGCAAGAGATGAACGATACAAATGCACAGGCGATTGAGATTGCCGATAAAATCCGCCGCCAGCACAACGGGATATTTCGGGTTGACATCTACCTCGGGCACGACGGCGATAACGTCGTCACGTTCGGCAGTTACGAAAACAACATCGGCAAGGGCGAGAGTGGGACAAGCCTTCTGGAAGCCGTCGAGCGCGCCTGGGCCGACTGGCGATGGCGAAAACTGGTCGGCACGGACTTCGGCAAAGAGGCCGTTATGGACGCGGTGCAGGTGGCGATTACAGAATTCGGCGGCCCCGAACAGGTTTTCAACTCCGCTGGATTTTATCAGGCAATCAATACGCCTGACGCTTACGCGAAAATCGGAACATCTCACTGTCAAGACATTCTCGAAAACCACCCGCGCATCGTGCGCCTCTCTGGCGGAGCGCACTGGCTCTTGTTGCCATGCGAGCATACACGCTTCGTTTCTAACGTTACCGCCGGTGAAACGGAGGCCAGCGGTTCCTCCCCCGGTTAAAACCGGCGGGTTTCCACCGCTGAGACATATTATGACTCCCGCCCGCCCGGTTCCTCCCGTTCTTGCGGTCCACCCCGCCCTCTGGCGGCTGACGTGGCAGGACGACGCCTGCCTGCCGCGCCACTTGGGTTTGGCCGCCCGCCGCTCCTACTCCCTCGTGTGCCCCGGCGACCCGGCCCGCGCCCTTTTCATGTACGCCTCGCGCACGGCGGGCGATAAGCCGGTGGATACGGTGCTGTACGGCCTGTCCGCCCAGGCCGTACCCGACGTGACCGCCCTCTGGGAGGAGACGGACGGCACCCTGGACGGGCCGACGCGGCGCGCGCCGCGCCCCCATAACTTGGTGCCCGCCTTGGCCCGCGCCTTCCGCGACGCCCGCCGGTCCCACGTCGCCAAGGTGCTGGCCGAGGCTGATGTTGTGACCGACCAGCGGATTGATTATCTGCGGACTGATAATTCAAGGAGAGAATATGCCACGCGCTGAACCCGTGACCGAACCCGTGACCGAACCTGGCAATGTACCCGATGACTTTCCGGCGGCCCCGGCTCTCCGCGCCGCCTTTGTGGACCGCGTGGACGTCACCGACCTCGCCGCCGACCCCCGTAACGCCAACGAGGGCACGGCGCGGGGCGCGTCCATGCTCGAAGACAGCTTGCAGGCGTTCGGCGCGGGCCGCTCGCTGCTGGTGGACAAGAATAACGTTCTCATTGCGGGCAACAAGACCTGGGAGAAGGCGGGCGAACTCGGCTTCCGAAACGTCATCGTCGTGGACTCCGACGGCACGGACCTCGTGGCCGTCCGCCGCACCGACCTCGACATGGCGGACCCCGCTACCCGCGCCCGTGAGCTGGCCCTCGCCGACAACGCCGTGGGCGAGGCGTCCCTGTCCTGGTCGCCCGAGGTCCTGCGCGCACTCGCTGACGACGGCGTGGACATGACGCAGTTCTTCAGCGACGAGGAGTTCGAGGGCCACATGGCGCGGCTCGCGGCGAGCGCCGAGGACGCCCAGCCGGGAGACGGTTCCGACCCCGACGACGTACCCCTTGACCCCGAGACGCGGGTGCAGGCGGGCGACGTCTGGCAGTGCGGGCGGCACCGGGTCGCCTGCCTGAGCGCCCTGTCACGCGAGCACGTCTTGGCTCTGACGGGGGGCGAGATGCCGCAGATGGTGTGGGCGGACCCGCCTTACGGCATCGGCATCGTGGCCGTCAACGGCTACGTCGGGAACGGAGCGGCGCTGAACATCCCGTTCGGCGGCGTGGGCGGCGAGACGCCCGAGACCCGTGAGCGGCGGCTGGCCGGTGCGCCGGGGAAGACGACCGAACGGCTTGGCTCCACCGATAGAGCCAAGCCGTTCGGTCGTGACGCGGTTCGAGGCTCCGTCGGAGCCTCGAACCGCGTCGAGGTGGGCCGGTACGCGCCGGTCATCGGGGACGACACGACGGACACGGCCACGGACGCCTACGACCTCGCCGCCGATATGTTCCCCGGCGCGGTCCACGTCTGGTGGGGCGGCAACTACTACGCCCACGCCCTGCCCCCGTCGCCCTGCTGGCTGGTCTGGGACAAGGAGAACACGGGCAATTTCGCCGACGCCGAACTCGCTTGGACCAACCAGGGGAGCGCCGTCCGCATTTTCAGGCATATGTGGAACGGGATGCTGCGCGCCTCGGAGCGGGGCGAGGCGCGCGTCCACCCGACCCAGAAGCCGGTGGCCCTGGCCGAGTGGGCGTTCGAGAGGTACGGCGCACCGGATGACCTCATCCTCGACCCTTTCCTCGGCAGCGGCATGAGCCTCGTCGCCGCCGAGCGCACGGGCAGGCGCGTCTACGGGCTGGAACTGAGCGAGGCGTATTGCGACGTGGTTCTCGCCCGCTGGGAGGCCGTGACGGGCGAGGTGGCCGTGCTGCTGGTGCCTGGGCCGGGGCGCGCGACCGAGGCACAGAAGGCGACCGAGGCGGGAGGTTCACGATGAGACCCACGGTGATAGCCGCGCCACAACTCCTCAATCTCGGCTCGGACCTGGCCCTGCGCCACCGCTACTTCGTCAAGGGCAGTTTCGCGCACCCTGCCAAGCTCCACTGCGGTCTGTACCAGTGGATGGTCTGGCGGTACACCCTGCCCGGCGACACCATCGCTGACTGCATGGCCGGGGTCGAGAGCTTTCGCACCGGGGAGACGGCGCAATGACCGACCAAGAAGCCGACGCAATGCGAATGGTCACTCTGGCCCTTTCCAATGCCTGTAAAGACCTGAACAATCTACAGGCTTCGCCGTGCATGGAGGATGCCGCCCTGCTGTATGACAAGTATCTTCAGGGAGCCATCGCTTTGACCGCCGGGGGACTCTGCCCCATGCCCGACACGCCCGCAGTCAGCCCTCTGGATACGCTCACGGGGGAATCCCTGCCATGACGGATTCGGGCGACGGGCAGGCTAAACCCACGCGGGACGGAGCGGGCCTCCCGGCCCCCCGCCGCCGCGACCAGGCGGGGGCGTTCCTGACGACGGAGCCGTCGCCCGAGGCGGTCCTCCACCGACAGGCGCAGGCGTACAAGATGCGCCTTGCGGGTGCCCCCTACGACGGCATCGCGTCCGCCTTGGGTATCTCCTCCTCCACCGCCGCCCGCGACGTCAAGGCCGCGCACGAGGCGTTCCGGCGCGAGACGGCGGAGGAGTTGGCCCTGATGCGCCAGCAACAGCTCGACCGGCTGAACCTGGCCCTGTTCGCCGTGATGCCCCTCGTGAAGAAGGGCGACCTTCCCGCCGTAGACCGGATGCTCGCCATCGAGAAGCGGCGCTCGAACCTGATGGGCCTGGACGCCCCCCGCCGCGTGGAGCTGACGGGCAAGGACGGCAGCCCTATCGAGCAGGACATCAACATCCGCGAGCACTGGACGCCCCAGGAGGCGCGCGAGAGGGCCATTGAGATAGGCAGGCGCATCGGCGTCGCCGTGCGCGAGACGGGGCGGCTCCAGGGACAGGACGGGGGCGCAGATGGAGGAGTACCGGGCTTACCTGGACCTGTTCGAGCGCGTGGGCAGGCCGATGGAGAAGAAAGATGATGTGTCCGCCGCAACAGCGACAGCAGGCGGTTCTGGGTCTGCGGAGGAAGCGCGGTGATGCCCTGCGACTACAAAAACTACCCGCCGAACTTTCGTGAGGTCGCGCAGGCCTGCCGGGAGCGCGCCGGGTTCCGCTGCGAGTGGTGCGGTGCGCCCCACGGCGTCGTCGTCACGCGGGCCACGGGCGGCTTCTCGCGGCGACCGAGAAATAGGGTATGCGGAACAGGAGATGAACAGGAGATGAACAGGAGATGAGCGATTGGGTGACGCTGAAAGATGCGCTGGGGCTGACTCTGCGCCCGATTGACGCCTGGCCGGGCAACGCCCGCCATGACCGCATACCGGGGCCGTTCTCGGCGGGACTGAAGGACACGCTGGCGACGCTGAAGAGGGAACTCGCGGCCCTGAACGCCAGGCGGATAGTCCTGCAAATCGCCTTCCGCGAGGGTGACTTCCGCGCCGACGGGCTGCCGCGCGCGAACGCCGTGGCGACCCACCCCGGCGTCATTTTGGCCTTCGAGAGCCGCCACGGGACGCTTCGACTGTCCTTCGACGGGTTCACGAAATGGCAGAACAATCTCAGGGCCGTGGCGATGCACCTGGAACACCTGCGGCTTGCAAGCTTGTACGGGGTCGGCACGGACGGCCAGCAATACAAGGGCTGCCTCGCCCTACCCGCGCCCCCGGAGTCGGGATTCGGCTGCGTGGAGGATGCGGCGGCGTGGCTCAGGGAAGCGAGCGGCGTCGAGGGAAACTATGACAACCCGGACGTGCTGGCGGCGGCCTTCCGCGCCGCCGCCAAGCGGCTGCACCCGGACCCCCAGGGCGGCGATGCCGACGGCGAGGAGTTCGTGCGGCTCACGGCAGTGCGGCGGATGCTGGCGGAAGCTGGCGCGCGAAAATCGGCATGACGGACACCGGCTCAACGGACACCGGCATCGACCCCAAGCTGGTCGACCTCTACGACGTGTGCGACCAGGCCCAGGACGCCCTGAACGCCTTCCCCGTCGGCGACTGGACGCGCTGGACGGGCTGCGGGCTGCTCGACTTCTGGTTCGGCCTGCGGTTCCCCCGCAAGGTCGCCCGCCTCATCGACCGCGTGTATGACGGCTCCTGCACCCGCGCCATCTGGGTCGGACCCAGGGGCGGCGGCAAGAGCATGACCGATGCCCTCATCGAGTTCATCCTCTGGTTCTTCAAGGACTACGACGTGGTGAACGTGGGCGGGAGCGAGGAACAGGCGGCCAACGTCTACTCCTACCTGCAAGGCTTCATGCAGCAGTACCGGGACGCCTACGCGGACCTGGGGCGCGGGCTGCCCGCCTTGGGGGGCCGGGCAACGCCGCTCTCGCTGACCCGCGACACCATGCGCCGGACTGAGCGCGCCCTGTCCCCCCGGCTGCACTCGCCCACGCTGCTCGGCGAGGACGGCCAGCCCCTCGCCTTCACCGCGCCCCCGATGGCGAAGGACTCCAAGGCGTTCGTCGCGGTCCTGGCCGCCTCCCAGAAGCAGGTGCGCGGCCCCCACGCGGGCAGCGAGCGCCGGGGCGGGGCGCTCATCATCGATGAGGAGGCCGAGGTCGCCGCCGACATCAGCGCCGCGTCTCGCTACATGGTGAACACCGCCGTCCCCTCCGTCATCATCCGCACCAGCACAAACCACAACGCCGTGGGCACCTTCGCCGAGGACGTGGAGGACCCCGAGACCAAGGGCCTGGAACTCTACCGCACCTCCATCTTCGACATCTGTTACCGCTGCCCCTTCGCCGTGACGACGCCCGCCCAGTGGGACGGGATAAACGCCGGAACCCTGCGCGCGCCCGGCGACGAGCACGCGCTCGTCCGGCACCTGCCGATGGCCGCGCCGGACTGCGACGCCTGCCCCCGCCCGCGCGCGTTCCGCGACCGGCGCGAGCGGCTGGACCCGGCGGGCGCGTTGAAGGAAATCCGTCCCCCCCTGTGCGGCGGCGCGGCGGCGTTTGCCGAGAACGGCTGGATACCGTTCGAGGGGCCGGGCGGCCTGCTCACCCAGTACGACGAATCCCCCTCGGACGAGGAGTTCGAGGTCGAGCTGACGGGCGGCTCGCCCAGCGTGTCCGGCCTGGTCATCAAGGACCGGGCGGCCCTGAGCCGGGCGGTCGTGGACGACGAGATGTGTACGTTCCTGCCGCAAAACCGGGGCGGCGGCGGCGTCATCGGCATGATTGACTGGGGCCTCGCCGGGACGTGCGCGGTCATGCTCCTTCAGGACCGGCGCGACATGAACAGCCCCGTCGGGCGGCGCGTCATCCTCGAAGTGGAGGATTTGGGTAAGCAGAGCGATTCGGTCGTGTACGCGCAGATGGCGGCCTGGCGGGACGAGTACGGCATGACCGAAATCTGGGCCGACTCGAACGCCAACTACTGCAACTATAACCTGGTCTTACAGGGCTTCAACCTGACGCCCGTGGAGTTCGCCAAGCAGAAGGGGATGGGGGTGGGGTGCATCAACGGCCACCTCGAACACGGGGCGCTCTGGATACCCCGCGACAAGGGCCGCCTGCTGATAAAGCAGCTCAAGGGTTGGCGCAAGTCGCCGACGGGGCAGATAGTCAAGAAGGACGACCACTTCCCGGACTCGCTCCTGTGCGGGCTGCTCCCGTTCTATCAGCTCGTCCTCGCCCGCGTGACGCCCGCCTCCGCCGCCGCGCCCCGCGAGTCGGGCGTCGTCAACCGCGAGGCCGCCGCCTTCCTCCCGGCGGGCGAGCGCGCCAGCCACCCCGAGCGCGCGCCGGAGGGCCGGGGTATGCGGGCACAGGGCGGTCAAGGCATACGGGGGGGGCAAGGCATACGGGTAGGTCAAGGCAGAGGGGGGGGCGACGACCGGCGCGCACCGGCCCTCCTGCCCCGCGCGCGGCTGCTGGGCCAGACGACCGCCCTGGGTGGCCGCGCGCCGGGAGGCCCGCAGTTCACCGTCCCACCCGCCCCGGCCCCCATACAGGCCCTGCCGCCCATACAGGCCCCGCCGCTGCCCGCGCCGAGGCCGTCCGCGCCCGACCCCCCGCCGCCGGGCGAGACGACCATGCAGCGCATCATGCGGGAGGCGAGGGAGAAGGCGGACGGGATGGGCAGGTGAATGATGCTCCACCCCAATAAATTGGGGGGCTTCGGCCCTCCCCCTCCCTCTGTGCCTCCACAGCCAGAGGGAGAGAGTTATAGCGGCTTCGCCCTGTTCACGCCCGACGAGACTGGCTACCCACAGGTTTCCGAACACTGGTATCTGACTAGGGACGGCAACCGGGAATGCTTCGCCATGTACCGACGCCACTACAGCTCGCGCAAAAACAATCACCCGAAACAGCGTCAGTTTGTTGGGCCGGGAGACCCAATGGTGCTTATCAGCTCGTGTGGCCTTGCGATGTTCGTGTGGATTAAACAGGCGTTTCGGCGGGACGGTCAACCCGGCGTCAACTGCGCTGTCTTCCGAAACGAGGGACGGGTACTGAGTTCCCGGCTCATCACAGAGGCCGCAACCCTGGCGCGACTCCGCTGGCCCGGTGAACGGCTTTTTACTTTCGTTGACGCTCGGCAGGTTCGGCATAAGCGCGACCCCGGCAGGTGCTTTGCCCGCGCGGGCTGGCAACGCGACGGCGAAAGCAAACGGGGTTTACTCATCTTCGCGGACCGTCCGATTAACGCAGACCCGCCGCTCCTCCGCCCTGCTGAAGCAGGGGGTTTCCGCGCCGGAGGCATACTATGATGATGCCAAGCGCGCAACCGTTTGACAAACTCGGACGGTTATGATATAACAGGGACATGACCCGTGACCGCCCGTTATCGCCCGTTCTTCCGCCCCTCCTCCTGGATATGACGCTGGGGGAATACGTGGGCGCGAAACACCGCGAGACCGTGCTGCGATATGCGGTCAAGGCCGCGATACTGACCGTCCTCAGACGCGCGGCCTCCCACGGCTTCGTCGGCCTCGCCCGGCCCGTCTGGGACGGCTGGGCCTCGCCGCCCTCGATTCAGTGGCGTCTCGCGCCGGGGCTGGCCGAATGCCAATTCGCCCAAGCAGAGCCGGGGGACCTCGACCACGAGGCAGGCTGCTACGTCGCGGAGATGTGCCTCGAACTCGCCGCCCAGGGGGAACTCGAAAAGCGGCTGCACCGGCCCCTGAAGCACAACGAGGACCCGGACGTCGCGGGGCGGCAGGAGTGGCAGTTCCGTCTCCCCGGCTTCGGCGGCTTCTGCCACTGGGGGCCGTCGCGCCCGGCGGCGCTCTCACCCGATTCGGACTGGCAGTCGCTGGTGAATAAGCGGCACCTGGCCCTGCTGCTCGACGTGCTGGAATCGCCGTCCGACGTGCCGCCCTATGTGTTGGCCCGGATTGAGCAGTACCGCCTCCAGAAGACGGGCCGGGCCAGCCCCCGCCGCGTCCTTCTCTTTTGATACTCCGTTTTCACACCCGGTTTTCACACCCGTTTAGGAAACGTCACCAGGAACCGTCACCAGGAAACGCCCATGACTACAGACATTGAGACGACGCTGCTTCCCGAAGAGGCCAGCGCCTTGGCCCACTACGAAGAGGTCATCCGTCGCGGGCTTCAGACAACCCTTGAGGTCGGAGAGGCCTTCCACCTCATCAAGCGGGACCGCCTCTACCGGGCGGAGTTCGCCACGTTCGATGACTACTGCCTGACCCGCTGGGATATCAAGCCGAGGCGGGCGCATCAGGTCGCCGCCGGGGCGTCCGTCGCGGCCAACCTGGCCGTCGCCGCCGCCGAGGTCGTCTCGAACCTGGCCGGGAGCGCCGCCCAAATGTGCACAATTGTGCACATTCTGCCCCAGAACGAGGCTCAGGTGCGCCCCCTGACCTCCCTGCCCGCCGAGGCCCAGGTGGAGGCGTGGGAGAGCGCCGTGAGGGCGTCGGGCGGCGGCCAGCCGACCGCAAAGGTCGTCTCCCAAGCCGCCCAGTCAGTGACCCAGGCCGTGCGGGGATTCCTGCCGGAAGCCGCCCCGGACGAGGCCCCGGAGCCGGATGCCCCGGACGAGGGCGCGTGGCGCGACCAGATGGAGGCCGCCCTGCGCTCCGTCCAGGGAGGCGGGATTTATGCGGCGGAGGCCGGGATGCAGTGCATCGCCGGGTGCCGGGTGAGGCTTAACGAGTCCGGCAACGAGTCCGGGGCCGGGTGGGACGGCCACGGCGGCTGGGAGCACGACGCGGGGTGTGACCTGGGCATCGCCCTGGCCTGGCTGGATTTGCGGTGAGGGACGGGAAACCGTTTGAGGAGGGGAGGGGCATCGCTTGGCGGGGCGCAAAGACAAGATAAAGAGGCGGGCGGCGGCTCTGGCCCGCCGCAAGCGGCGCGGGTGGCACCGCCTCCCGGCCAGTACCCCGGCCCTCGCCGACCCCGCGCGGGCGTCCTTCCGCGCCCTCGGCCCCTTCCATCCGTGCACGTACTGCCCGCCCTATCGGGGATGGACGGCGCGGGAGATGGTTGAGAGCGCCTACCGCCGGTCGCTATTGAGAGGCTTTTGAGAGGGGCAAACCTCTGTGGCTCTTGCGTCACGCGCCCCCGACGTTCCACACTGAGCCAACGACTTTCGCGCCTGGGCCGACGCCTCTTTCGCGGCGGCCCAGGACGCACGGGCGGCTCAGGAGGCACCGATGGCGAGCAACAACAACCCTTTCACCGGACGGCAGGCGGACCCGGCGACGGCCCTGGAGACCCCCGGCGGCTACATCTTCATGGACGCGGAGGACGGACTCGCCTGGGGCGACTGCCAGTTCGGGCCGGGCGTCTCCGCCGACAAGGTTTTCGAGTCCCTGTACGGGTTCCCGCGCCCCGACAAGTACAAGGAGTACCTCTCCGGTCTCAAGGCTCCCCAGGGCGGCCACGCCGACGGACTCGAAGCCGGGGCCGCCGCCGCCGTCCTGGACGACGCCCAGGAGGACAACCAAGTCGTCGTGACCCGCACCTACGCCCTGGACTACGCCGCCATCGCGGGCTTCCCGAACTCTGTCGGCGTGAACACCCTCGAAAACGGCGGCGAAAAGCTGGTCGCGCAGGACCGCACGGGGACCGCCCGCGTCCCGGTCAACCTCGGCACCCTGGGCGCGGGCGCGTCGAAGCCCCAAGCCCCGCCCCAGACCCAGGGGGACACGCCCGAGACCGCCGCCGCCCGTGCCAAGTCCGATGCTACGGTCCCACCCAAGCCGGGCGGATGAGGGCGGAGACGTGCGCGTCGGATGAGGGCGGAGACGAATGCGAATTAGGCTGTACTTGCTGACGGTGGTGGAGGATGAGGCCGGGCGCGTGGTGGCGGAGGGCCGGATGCACCTGCCGCAGACGCAGCAGCCGGTGGAAACGGCGCAGCAGGTGGAAACGGCGACGACCGCCTCCGCCCCACTCTCCCCGGACCTCCCCTTATCTCTGAGTCGGACCGTGCCAAGTCCGACCGTGCCGTCCTTCCCGCTGACCGAGACGGACGCGGATGTTCTCTCCATGTTCGGCACCGACGCGGGCAAGTACCGTCCGCAGCGCAACTACGCCGCCGCCTCGGACGACGACCCCCCGCACGTGTCCTCCGCCGCGCCGCGCGCCGCGCCCGCCTTCGACCTGTCCCGGACGATGATGACCGACGCCGACGAATGACGGCTGTTCTAGGCAAAATGACGGCTGTTCTAGGCAAAATGATGACCTGCCTCGGACGATGCTGACCTGTCCTGGCAATCCCGCCCGACGGTAAACCGAGACCCCCTACTGAAACCCTATGGCGAAGCGCACCACACGACCGGGCACCGGCACCCCGCCGCCCGCGCGGGCGGTCACCGCCGCCGCGGTGCCCGCCGCCGCCGTGATGGCCGGGGGCCGCCCCCCCACGAACGCCCGCGCCCCGAAGGATGCCCGCCCTGTCCTGGCCGCCGACGCCCTGAGCATCCTGTCCACCTCGGACGCGGGCCGGTTCACGCAGTTCCCCCAGTTCGGCCAGGTCGGGCGCACCGGCCTCCTGTCCCAGACCGGCTCGTTCTTCGGCGGCGGCAGCGGCGGCGGCGCGTCGCGCGTCTACAACCCCGACCGCGTCTCGCTCGCCGAGTACGACGAGATGGCGCTCTACCCGGTCATCCGCTCCTGCCTGCTGGGCTACGCGCTGGTCATGCAGACCGCCGACCTGTCCGTCTCGTGCCCCGACTCGTCCATGAAGGCCCTCATTGAGTCCGTCCTGCTCCCCCGCCTGCCCCAGCTCATGCGCGAGACGGTCATGCCCGCCCAGACGTTCGGCTGGGCCGACGCCGAAGTCGTCTGGGAGACGCGCTACAACGTCCCCGTGGACCTGGCCCCCACGACCAACGACCCCGCCGCCGCCCTGGCCGCCCAGGGCCTCTCACCCGCAGACGCGCCTCAGCGGGTCATCCCCTACGTCACGGCCATCCGCGACTTCGTGCCCCTGCCGAACGACACGCTGACGCTGCGGCAGTCGGCTCAGGGGCAGTTCGCCGGGGCCGTTCAGTGGGCGTGGGGCCAGTCGTTCCTGCCCCCGTCGCGCCTGTTCCACTACCCGCTGGGCGGGATGTTCCGAAACCCCTACGGCCAGCCGCTCACCAAGAGCCTGTACCCGTTCTGGGTGTGGGCGCGGTTTCTGTGGGAGACCACGATGGTCGCCGTCGAGCGCGGGGCCGTGCCGCCGCTCATCGGGCGCTACCCCGCCGGGCTGCGCGTCTCGCAGGGCGTGGACGCCACGGGCGCGGCGGTCCAGCAGGACGCGGGCGACTTCCTGATGAGCCAGCTCGGCCAGCTCCGTTCGTTCGCCACCGCCGTCTTCCCCCGCCAGCTCGACCCGAACGGCAACGACCTGTACTCGGTCGAGGAGCTGCCGCTGGACGCGCACGTCGATTGGATGACGCAGGTGATTGACCTGTGCCACCGGCAGATGATGCTCGGGCTGTTCTTCCCCGATAAGCTGATGCAGTCGGGCGACGTCGGCTCCTACGCACTCGCCAAGGAGCACACGGACCTGTTCTCGCTCGCCGTCAAGAGCCGCCTGGACGAGTTCCTGTACCACGTCAACGAGGGGCCGGTGAAACAGTTCGTTCGGTTCAACGACCGGACGTGCCCCGACGCCGCCATCACGTATGCGGCCCCCAACATCGAGGCCATGCAGGCGTTCGCGATGGCCGCCGTGCAGGCCATGACGAGTGGGCAGTGCCTCGTCGGGCCGAACCAAGACCGCATCCTGGTCCCGGACTGGCAGGGGTGGGCGGACGACCTCGGCCTGAAGTACGAGATGGTCAGGCGGACGGACGGGCTGGACGCCTTCGGGCGTCCCCTCGCCCCCGGCGCGGACCCCGACCAGCAGGACCAGCAGGGCGCGCAGGCGCTGGGCCTGGCTCCGGGCGCTGACCAGGGCGGGGCGCAGGGCGGACAGGCCGCCGCCCAAGGCGCTGGCGGGCCACAGGCGGGCGCACAGGCGGCGCGGACGGCACCCGAGGGTCAAGCGCCCGAGAGCCAAGCACCGGCCCCTGCCGTGCGCGACCCGCAGTTCGAGCAGGACTCAAAGGCGCTCCTCTCCGAGTCCGTCCCTGGCCCGAGCCTGACTGGCCCGAGCCTGACTGAACTGCCACAGGGCGTCGTCGCGCTGGACGACGCCGGTGCGGTCGTTCCCCACCTCACACCCGTATCGGCGAACCTGCTGGGGGCGATGGCCGGGAAGCCGTCGGCGGACATGGACGAGCTGACGGCGGCGCACGGCGGGACACAAGCCCTCGCCGCCGCCGACACGGCCCACCTCGCCTACACGGGGCTTGCGAAACAGGCCACGCCGCCCGGTCCGGGACAATCCGCCGCCTATTCCGTGACGCCGCTCGGGGGGCAGGCGCTTGCCCAACACAACGCGCTAAAGGCCCACATCCTGTCCGCGCTCCACGCGGGCGGGCCACAGGACTACTACGCGCTCACCGCCTCCGCCAAGTCCACCGTCCACCCCGGCGCCAACATCTCGGGCGCGGCACTGCACCTGATGGGCGAGGGGCATCTCGCCGAAACGCCGCAGCCCAGTTTCCCATTCACGAATCAGTATTCCCTGACGCCCCAGGGCCAGGCGGCGGCGCAGAAGGCCCCGCCCGTGGGGAATGAAGCGGAGGGGCCAGTGGCGGCGGGGACGGCGAAACCGGGGCTGCTAAACGATGACCACGCCGCCGTCCTGAAACACCTCCAAGACAATCAGGACGCGCTGGGGGCGAAGGTGGCCGGACAGTTCCCGGACGCCGCAATCCAGTCCGGCCTCTCGTCCGGCCACATCGTGCCGGTGGCGGGCAATTCCAGCGAACACTTCCTCACGGCCTCGGGGCAGAGGGCGCTGGCGGCTCACGAAGCCGCAACGGTCCCGTCCGCCCCCGGCCACGTCACGCCGGATGCTCACGTCACGCTTAACGGCCAGAAGTTCCCCCTGTCGGGGGGGCAGGCGGACCAGCCGGCCACGCCCGAGCACACCGCCGCCCTGCTGGCGGGCCAGAACGCCCACCCTGACGTCAAGAAGAAGATAGCTTCCCTGGTCGCGGGCGGCGGTGTCACGCAGGGCCAGCTCGCGGCGACGGCGGCGATGGCGTCGGCGGCCAAGAACGCGGACGGCCACAACAAGCTGCTGATGAAGCACCTGAACGCCGCCCTGCCCTACGGCCACGACCTCGCCGCGTTCCAGGCGGGCGAGCCGGGGATGGCCTCGCACCTGGGCGACCACGCGCTGCCCCAGAAGGCTGAGGCTGAGGCACAGGCAGGGGAGGCTGACGCTGCCAAGCCCACCGCCCCGCTTTGGGATGGGAAGTCGGTTGCGCCGGGCTGGGAGGAATCGCTTTATAACAGCTTCCCGCACTACGCCACCAAGAATACCGACGGCAAGATGGCTCACGTTTACCAGAAGGCCGACGGAACCTTCCACGCGGCCACGAAAGAGGGCGACGGCTACTGGAATCAGACGGTGCACGGCTCCCTCGCGGACGCCTACGCCCATGCCTCGCAGGAATTAGGGGTAGACGCGCCCCAGGTGCCCGCGCCGGCCACGGACCAGGCCGCCCTCCCCGCCGCGCCTCAGCAGCCCGACCCCTTCAAGGACGACGCCGACTACGGGGCGGCCAAGCCGCCGCCCGCCACTCAGGCGAACCCACCTGCCACTCAGGCGGACGTGGACGCGGCGGTGAAGGGCAAGGGCCTCCACCCGGACGCCAAGAAGAAAATGGCGGACGCGCTCGGCCAGGGCATGACGAAGGCCCAGGCCGAGGCCGTCGTCACCCAGGCCGTTCAGAACCAGCAGGCGGCAGGGACGGGCAAGGTCAACCCGGCCCACGTCCAGGCCGCCCTGCTCACGCACGGGCCGGGTTCCGCGCCCTCTCCGCCTCAGCCCGCTGCGCCCCAACCTGTTGCGCCTCCCGCCGCCGAAGTGACGCCTCCCGGCGCTGGCACGCCCCCCGCCGCTGGCACGGCCCCCGGCGGACCGGTGACCTCGGACGGCAAGCCCGCCTACGTCACCGTCCACAAGGGCGGCCAGGCGGTCAAGGCGACCCTCGCCGCCGCGCCCGTGAAGCCCGCCGAACTCGGGAAGGCCAAGGCCGACTACGGGCTGTCGAACAAGGGTTCGGACGCACTCGCGGCGGCGGCCAAGGCGGGCACGGTCAAGACGCAGGGCGACCTCGCGCAGGTCATGGCCGCCGCCCACGCCGTCAACCAGTCCGGCCCCCATCAGGCGGTCACGGGCTACTCCGTCGACAAGGCGCTCGCCTACGGTCAGCACCCGATGGGCACACTCGCCGGCATGAAGGCGGCGGCGGAGGGCGGGGACGCCCAGGCGCAGGCCCACGCCGCCGCGCTCGGCCCGCACAACGTCCTGTCGCCCCAGGAGCATGAGGACGCCGCGCAGGAGGCCCACCACGCGGACCTGACCGGCGACGACATCATGCACCATCCGCTCGGGATGCCGCCCGGCAGCGGGGCGGGCAGCAACCCCGGCGGGCTGTACCAGGCCAAAGACGGCGGCAAGTGGTACGTCAAGGAAAACAAAGGCGGCAAGGACCAGAACGCGACCGAGGCGCTGGCGAACCGCATCTACTCCGACCTGGGACTCAGCGCGCCCCGCTCCAAGCTGTTCTCCCAGGGCGGCAAGGACTACCACGCGACGCCCTGGGTGGACGGCGCGGAACTCGGCCAGCACGGGCTGACCCCGGCGCTGGCCCAGGAGGCGCTGCGCGGGCACGTCGCCGACGTCCTGACCCAGAACCGCGACGCCGCCGGAACCGGGCTGAACAACATGAAGGTCGGGGCGGACGGCAAGGGCATCCACCGCATCGACCAAGGCGGCGCGCTGCTCTACCGCGCCCAGGGCCAGAAGAAAAACGCCGACGCCCTCCACCGGACGTCGGAGTGGGATACGCTCTCCGACCCCGCCGTCGCGCCCGACTATGCCAAACTGTTCCACGCGGCGGGCGTCGGGTCGGCGGACGAGCTGCCCGGCGTCGAGAAACAGATTCAGGCCGTCCAGGACCTCTCAGCCAAACACGGCGGCTGGCAGGCGTATGTGGACAAACACGCGCCCGAGATGAGCGCGGGCGGGCGCGCCTCCACGGCGGCCATGCTGACGGCGCGCACGGCGGCCCTCGGGGCGAAGAAGGACGAACTCGTCGCGCAGAAAACCGAGATGCTGCCGCGCGACTATCAGCCGCAGGACTACCACGAGCTGAAGGCCCACGCGCAGGGCGTCCACAAGACGCCGCTCCCCGCCCCTGAGAGGGCAGGCATCACCGCCTTCAAGGGCGGAGGCTATTCTGACATCAACGCCGCCGTGCGGGGCGGCAACATCGCCGGGGCGAGCGCGGAAGTGCAGGCCCACGTCAAGAACCTGGACAAGCTGTTCGCCCGGCCCGAAACGACGCTCGGCAAAGACATGATACTCAGCCGCAAAGTCAGCGCCTCTTCCTATGACGACGAAACCAAGCACATTGCGGCGGCGCAGCCAGGCAAGGTGCTCATCGACCCCGGTTACGGTTCGACCAGTACAGACTCCGGCACCTGGCACGGGAACCACCACCTCCAGCTCCACGTCCCCGCCGAGGCGAAGGCGGTCCTGCCGGGCGTGTATACGAAAAGTAACGAGGATGAGCAAGAGGTGACTTTGCCCCGCAATCACGAATACCGCGTCCTCTCCGTCCACGAGCCGGGCCAGGACAAACTCGAAGGCGACCCGGACGGCTGGAAGTGGCAGCCGGGCGCGAAGCGCATCAAGGCGGAGGTCGTGGTGCCCGGCGTGAATGACGACGCCGCGCTCGCCAAGAAACTCGCCGCCAAGAAACTCGCCTCGAAAAATGCGACGGGCTAAAAGTCGGCGGCGGGCGGCCAAAGGGGTGGGCTGACGCGCGGCGGGGTATAATCACGGGCGTGGGACGCGACGCAGGGTAGGGGAGTGAAAGGAAACTGAGATGCCACAGGAAACGACGGACGCCGCCAAGTACATGACCGTCCGTGACCCAGACGGGACCGTTATCGCCTACAACGGGGTGACGCTGCCCGACGGGACGCACCTGACGCCCGCCGAGTACGAAGCCTGGAAGGACAAGGAGGCCGCGCTGAAAAAAGAAGACGCCGAAGACACGCGCCAGGAGCTGGCCCGTAACGGATAAAGCATAACGGTTGACCCGCCTCACGGCTTGACACCCGCCCCGCTTGACACCCGCGCCCCGGTTATGCTATAATAGTCACGTTAGCAAACGGGCTGGCGGCGGCAGGAATGCCCACGGGTGAACGTGACTATCACGGGCGGGGGATACGGATATGTGGCTGATGACGACGGACGGGTTTTACAGCGTGGTGCGGGACAAGGACGGGAGCGGCAACTTCCAAGTGCGCTCGCGGGCGGCGAAGGACCTGGAGAACCTGCGGGCGCGGGTTGGGCTGGCCCAGCCGGTGATTATGACCCCTGACGGGGACTACCCGGCGCGGCTGGTCATCGGCCCCGAGGAGCTGGGGGCGGTGGTGTCGGCGCTCGCGGGCACCGTCACCTACGAGAACTTCAAGTCGGCCATCCACGCCACGCCGGGGCAGGGCGACAAAGACGCGGCTTACATGGACGTGTGGGCGACGATGCGGAGGACGGAGGCGGGATTCCTCGGCGGACGGGCGCTCTACGCGCTGCCCACGCGGAAGAACCCCCTTCTGCCGTTCGGGCCGGTCGGAAAAGAGGGCATATTTGACGACGCCGAAACACAAGACTGTGACGCCAAGTCCGACTGAACCCGTCCCAACGACTGAACCCGTCCCAACGACTGAACCCGTCCCAACGACTGAACTCATCTCGACGCCTGAACTTATCCCGACCGCGACGCCAGGGGCATCGCCTTCGGCTGCTTCGGTTCACTCGCCAGGTGAGCGTAAGGACGCGCAAGGCGGGTCTCAAGCCTCGCCCGAGGGCAGGGCGGCGGACATCGCCGGGCGCGCGGCGCGGGGGGACGGGAACCACCTCCGCGCCGTGTTCCTGCTCGCCTGCGCCGACCGGATGCACCGGCTGGCGGGCCAGTACCGCGCGCAGGAGGCCGCCGTGCGGGCGGCGGGCGGGCCGCGCACGGGCATCCGCCTGACTCACATCGTCCAAGCCGCCCAGCGCGCGGAGCGGGCGCGGGATGCCTATCACGCCGAGGCCGAGGCCGCCTTGGACGCCGGCACGGCTCCTATCCCGCCCGCCTCCTATCCCGCCCGCCTCCTATCCCGCCCGCCTCCTATCCCGCCCGCCTCGCCCGCTAACCACCCATGAACCCTCCCCCGGTGAACTTCACCCCCACGACCGCGCAGAAGGCGCTCTACACGCGCGCCGAGAGCCGCCTGCGCCGAACGCTGGGGTCGGTCGCGCAGCGCCTGGATGCGGGCGAAATCCTGCCCCACGTCGCCTTCTTCAAGGCCGCCCTGCCGCTCCGCGACGCGACGCGCGAGTGCTTCCTGCTGGGCAAGCGGGTCGGGATGGGCGGCCTGCCCGTCCTGCTCACGCCCGCCGAGGAGGCCCGCGCCGCGCTGCTGTACGATACCCAAGCGGCCCACCTGCGCGCGTGGCTCATGGGAGGCGGGCCGGTGACGAAGGCCGGGGGCGCGGGCGTCGGCCCCCGCATGGATATGTACGCCCTGTCCGTCCACGCCGCCTACCAGGCGGGCCTCGCGTTCGGGCTGCTCCAATCGGCTTCCAATCTCTCTTCGGCTTCTCACGGGATGGGGGTGAAGGGGACCGCGCTCCACCAGGACGACCCCCTGTGGCTGTGGGAGCGGTCGCGCGCGCCCGGCCTGGCCTCCTGCGCCGACTGCACGGCGCGCGAGGTGGCGTCGCGCACGGTGCCCTACTCGCTGACGCAGCTCCTCGCCATCGGATTCCCGGCGGGCGGCAAGACCCGGTGCCTGAGCCGGTGCCGGTGCCGCGTCCGACTCCGCGACGGATTCCTGACGCCGAGCTTTAATTCATCGGGCGGTGAAGCGGGCGGCATGGGGGCCGTGCTGCGCGCCCGCGCCCACGGCAGGGCGAAGCCCACGGCCTACCACGGGGTCGCAAGCCCGGACGCGCTGGCCGCCGCCCACGGCGCAACCGTCGGCCCCGGCAGGCCCCCCAAGTAGCCCGCCCTGTACCCCCCCCGCCTCTATGACGCAAGCGCCCGGCACGGGAGAGACGAACATGGCCTCCTTCATCATCAGCCCGGCGGCGAACGTCGGCGACCGTGTGCGGCTTCGTTTGCAGGACAGGAAAGGGACGGTCAAGGCCGTCGCCGTGAACAAAGAGGCCAGGCCCGATTTGGCAGAGGTCTACTCGTTTGTTGGCAGAGGTCTACTCGTTTGAGTACGCCGTACTGTGGGACGACGGCGACCTGGCGACCAGCCTGTACTACGGGACCACTATCGTCAAGATAGAGCAGGGATAACCCTAAGACGACGCATCTTTCACGGAGTCATCGTTACAGGGCGGTACTTGACCCTATAGCCCCTCGTCCCTACAACGCAGAGCGCCCCGGACTCAATGAGTCCGGGGCGCTCTTTCATGTGGGCCGCTATGCAGGCGCGGGGACCTGTCCGGTACGGCGGCCTTTGTTGGGTTGTCCTTTTTTACGGCTATCCGTAAGATGGTTTAGACGGCCAATTCGCCCGCCCCTGTCAAAGCGTTGACAATGCTCCGAAACAACACATCCTTGTACCGCTGCGGTGTTTTCAGTTCCCAGTAAGGGACAAGGCAGGGGTGCTCTTTCTTGTCGGCATCCTTGACAGGCCCAAACTTCCACCCGTCGGCGATTTTCGCCTCGCTCCATTTCTCATGGAGCTGCTCAGGCGTGATGTTCGGGTTTTCGATGGCAGCCAGAACGCCCTTCCTGGCCGACTCTTTTTGCCACTCGGGGGCGTCTTCCCAGAGAGGCTGACTGTCATCCCCGGTAACGCGGCAAATGGCGCGGTTGGCGTCGTGGCAGATGTGCGCCACTTCTGTCACGGATAAGAATGGTTTCAAGTCAGCGCCTCTTTCTGTTAGGCCGTTCCTGTCGGCTAGGGGTGCTGACCCGCACCCTCAGCCTTCCCGCCATTATAGAACCCCGCGCCGTGAATGTCAAGACCCGCGAGGCGACTTTTTGCGCCTTCGCCGCTTCTCCCCTCGGCCTCTCTTGCGTCACGCCCCCGCCCCCCCCCATCATGGGTGTCATAGGCCACGGGCGTCACGGTCACGGGCCGTGCTCAGTCCGTGCCGCACAGGGACCCGCCCGACCCAGGACTCACGCCCAGGCTTTCCGCACCGAGGATTCACGCCATGTCTTTCCGCGATTCCGCCCGCCGTCAGAGCGGCGACAGCCGCCCGGTTCGCCTGAACCTGGACCCCAGGAACTTCCTGGCCGCCAACACCATGCGCCTGCGGGCCGTGGGCGTCAAGGCGGGCGCGGCCCCCACGACCGTCGACGTCCAGGTCAACGGCGTCAGCGTCCTGGCGAAGTCGAACCCATCAAGCGGCGCGGTCCCGGCGAGCGGCTTCGTCCAGTTCAATTTCGGCGGCGGCGTCGTGATGAACCGGGGCGACGTGCTGCTCGTGACCTCCACCGACCCCGCCGCGCTGGCGACGGCGGACTTCATGGCGGCCTGAGATTTCGGCTTGACGGAGAGATAGCCCCTGATGCCGCCCGTGTCCCTCATCGTCGCACTCTCGGAAGCCGGACCCGCACCCAAGGGGAGGCTGACGCTCGAACACACCATCCTCCGGGAAGGCGAGTGGGCGCACCCGAAGGCCCCCGGCGGGCGGCTCGTCATTGACCGCGCGATGCTGGGCGAGCTGGAAAAGAACTTCAAGGCGGGCGTGGGCATGGCGAAAGACGCCGTGCCCTTCCATGTGGGCCACACCGAGCACCAGGACGACCGCGCGGCGGCGTGGGCGGGCGTCTCCGTCATCCCAGACGCCGAGCGGCCCGGCAAGAGCAAGATGGTCGCGCTGGCCCGCTACACCACCCCGGACGACTACGAGCGGGTCAGGACGGGCCAGTACGCCTTCGTCTCGCCCACCATCGACTACGGCTACCAGGACCGCGAGAGCGGCAAGAGCCACAAAGCGGTTCTGCGGAACGTGGCCCTGACCAACTACCCCTTCATCAAGCAGATGGGGCCGGCGCGGGTCGTGAATCTGTCGGAGCTGGCGGCGGAGCGTGGCGACGAGGCGACCGTCGTGCTGGCGGACGGATTCGCGGCGAAAGGGGCCTCTAATAAAGGGGCCTCTAAAACGTCCGGCGCAAACCCGAACTCGGATGGGGCGGGAAACCCGAACGTGGCGGGGCTGCCGGACGGCTACGACCCGACCGACCTGCCGAACCAGTGCCGGACGTGCGCGCGGCTCGGCAACGACTGCCCCTTCGCCGACGATTCGGCGGACCGCGACCTCGGGCTGAAGACGGCGGCGGCGGGGAGCGGCAACTGCCCCCAGTACGTCGAGGCAGACGGGCAGACGCCGGGCGGCGGGGGGCAAGCGGATGCGGCCTCAGCATCGCCCGCTGCGGGCCGGGCGGGCGACAGGGTGCCGATGAGCGAAAATCTAACAGCCGTGAATCTGACAACCGCGAGGGCGACAGCGGCGAAAACAGCAACCGCGAGGGCGACGACCAAAGGAAAAATGGCGATGACACCGGACAAAATCAGGAAACTTCAGGACCAGGTGGAGGCCGCCCGCGCCGAGAAGCAGGACGCCTTCGTGGTGCAGCTCGCCGAAACCTTTAAGCTGCCCGCCGACTCGCTGAAGGCGGTCAAGGCGGCCTTCGAGGGGGGGCACGCGGCTTCCGTCGCCCTGTCCGAGCTGGTGGACGGGCAGAGCGTGGCCCTGTCCGAGAACGAGGCGCTGTACGACGCGCCCGCCGCCGTGGTCGCCCAGGTGGGCCGCGTGGACCTGTCCGACTCGGTCCTCATCGGGCGCGGGGCGCTGCGGGAGCTGCTGACGGACGTGGCCTCGGCGGGGCGCACGGCACTCACCGAGGCGGACACGCATGAGGTTCCGGGTCGCCCCCCCGCCAAGGGCGAGGGCGGAGGGGTCGCTCTCTCCGAGTTCGAGGGCCTGACGCCCGCCGAGACCGTCGCGAAGGTCAACGCCGCCGCCGCCGCCGGCAGGATTTAGCCGGCAGGATTTAGCCGGCAGGATTTAGCCGGCAGGATTTAGCCGGCAGGATTTAGCCGGCAGGCTTCAGTCGGCAGGCTTCAGTCGGCAGGCTTCAGTCGGCAGGCTTCAGTCGGTAGGCTTCAGTCGGTAGGATTTTAGCCGGCAGGGATTTACAGGAGGAAGACACGATGGGAAACTTCGCGCGCACGAACCACCTCTCCCGCTGGCAGGAGAAGGCGAACCCGCAGCTCGCCATCCAGGTGGACGACGTGGTGGCGGTCGCTACGTCCGGCCCGCAAGCGGGCCTTTGCGGCCCCTTCGACCTGTCGGCGACGGACGGGCGGCAGACGCTCGCCAACATCAAGGGCGTGTCCTGCCACCGCACGAGCGTCCAGGACGCGGCGGGCATCCAGGAGCGCTTCTTCCCGAACCAGGACACGGACCGCTTCAGCCTCTACATCCACGTCTCGGGCTGCGACGGCAACTTCGGGTTCATCCGAAACGCTCAGGGCCAGCGCATTACGCTGAACGCCGAGCCGGGCCAGCCGACCAAGGCGTACCTCGCCACCATCGGATTCGTGTTCATCGACCCCATCAGCGACTAGCCGCGGTGACTCGCCACCTCCCGCCGAGGGCGGGGGAGCGCGAGGCAAAAGAAATCAAGAAAGACATCAGGAAAGAAATCAGGAAGGACGGCAGGCCGAAGTGAGGAGCGGGCTGGCGGACGTGGACGCAGGAGACAACCATGACACAGTTTCGCTACGACAACATCACGGAACTGGCGAACTCGCCCTACTTCCTCCCCCAGTACCTCTCGGGCATCACCGCCGAGGTCATCCGGGAGTTCAAGGGGCTGACGGACCTGCTCTCCGTCCTGCCCGTCAGGGCGGGCACCGTGCCGTTCACCTTCAAGGACGAGGTGCGGCAGAACATCCTCACCATCGCCCCGAAGGTGGCCGAGGCGCAGGACACCCCGACGGACCAGATGAGCTGGGCCGACCAGGTGTTCGAGGCGTATGAGGCCCGGTTCGGCTACGTGTTCAGCAGCCGCAACATCGCCAAGGCCCCCGTAGACCTCGCGGCCCGCGCCGCCCGGCGCATCGGCCAGGCGACGGCGAACCGCTGCTTCTTCGAGTGCTTCAAGACGTTCCGGCAGTTCGACTCGATGTACGGGGGCGGGCGGTTCCCGGCCCCGGCGACGAAGTGGAGCCAGGCCGGGTCGGACCCCTTGGGCGACATCGAGCGGGTGCGCGTCTACATCGCAAACCTGACGGGCCAGGGCGTCACGTTCATGATTATGAGCGCGAGCATCAACGCCCAGCTCTCCATCCACCCCGACGTCACGGACACCAACCGCAAGACCGGGGCGGAGTTCGGCGAGGACGGCTACCTGACGAAGCTGAAGGGGATGAAGATAATCACCATCCCGGAGGTGACGTTCGTGGACCCGTTCGGCAACGCGGTCCCGCTCTACGCGAACGTGACGACGCTGGACAGCACGGTGTACTCGAACTACGTCATCTTCGGCGTGGGCGGGCCGAACCTCGGCTACACGGCTGTCGTGACGGGCGGCGGCGGGGACGACCGGCTGGCCCCGCTCATCGAGAAGGAGACGGACCTCTTCAACCGGCGCATGGGCATCATGGGCTACCTGGAGATGGTCCACGTCATCCAGGACTGGTACGTGATGGGCGTTCTGAACGGGGTCCTATAGAACCGGGCTGTAGGACTCCTGGGTCCTGAAGGCGGGCGGCGCGGGGGCCGGGGCAGGGAAGCAGTCCCGCCCCGGCTCTTTCGTTGTCGGCTCTTTCGTTGTCGGCTCTTTCGCTGTCAGAGGTGCTTATGCTCTCGCTCGTGTCGGCCACCGAGGACGCCAACAAGCGCGCCGTGCTGTCGTTCCAGTGGGCCGCGTTCGCCCCCGCGTCGGGGCGCGCCCCGGCGGGCTACGCGGCGGCCCTCTGGGCGGACGACGCCCGCACGGCCACGGTCACGGGCGGCGACCGGCAGGCGGTCGCGGGCACGGGCGTGACGTTCTCGGGCGTCCCGCGCGGCCTGCCCGCCCTGCTCGACGTGTCCGCCGTGGACGACCAGGGCGCGTCCGGCCCCACGCTGTCGCTGCTCATCACGTCCCCCTCGGCGGCCCCGCCCGGCCTGCCTGTGCCCTCCGACGGCATCGGGGCGGGGGGCGGCGAGGGGGAGGCGGATTCGGAGGGCGTGATGGCCCTGCTGCGGCCCGTGTACGGAACGGCGGACGGCGTGAAGCGGTGGGCGCGCGTGGTCTCGTTCGGGGACCGGCCCGGCCAGGTGTCGGCGCTCGACGTGCTCTATTTCCTGATGGTCGCCTCGGACGACGCGGACGGCGAGTTCATGGCCCGCTGGGCGGTCCCGCTGACGCGCTACCGGGACCCGGCGACGGGCCTGTTCCGCTACCCGCCCCCCCTGCCCGGACTCATCGAGCGCAAGGCGGCGGGGCTGCTGCTGTACTCGCGCAAGGCGGCCCTGACCGAGACGGAGAGCGGCACGGCGACGGGCCTGATGGCCTACGCCGACAAGAAGATTGCGGCGCTCGCCGGGGGCCTGTCGCTGCCGGGGCAGACGTGCGGGCGGGGCGTCCTCCCGCGCGTGTCAAGCCCGGTTCCGCGCCAGTTCTCCATGCCGGGCGACCCCGCCGGGCTGGCCTTCAATCCCGTAGTCGGCTCGTCGGACGTGCGCTTCTTGCGGCCTCACGCGCTGTCCTACGCGGGTGCGAGCTGGCGCGCCGGGGCGTTCGCCGGCTTCGCGGGCGGGTCCGGCGCGGGCAGCGGATACGGGGGTTAGGGTGGCACACGCGGAGTCGGACGCGCCCCCTTCCCAGCCCCCCTCCCAGTCCTCCGCGCCCTCCTGGGCACCCTCGCTGACGATGGAGACGGACAGCCGGGGGCGGGCGCTGGCGCGATTCTCGGTGGACGCGCCGCGTGAGACGGACATCACGCCGCTGCTGCTATCCGTTTCGCGCGTCCTGCGGGCCGCGTTCGCCGCCAACATCGACGCTGGGGGCCACCCGCCCTTTGCCGACCTGTCGCCGCGCACGGTGCGGCGCAAGATGCTGAAGGGCTACCCCTTGCAGCCGCTCGTGGCGACGCGGCTCCTGCGGAACAGCCTCGCGCGCCGGGGGGGCGGGGGGAATGTCACCTACGTCTCGGCCAAGGGGACGCTGGTGGTGGGCAGCAGCCTCGCCTACGCCGCCGTCCACCAGACGGGCGGCGGGAGGGGCATCCCGGCTCGGCCCTATCTGACGCTCTCGGAGGGCGATTGGGGGCGCATCGGCGCGCTCATCGCCGAGTACGCCGCTGCCCACCCGCCCGAATGAGAAGGTTCCGCAGGCGGAACCGGAGAAAAAGGAGATGGGCGATGAAGGGGCCGCCGGACTTAGTTTTCATCGTGCTCGCCGAGGCCGCCCTCGACCTGATGCACCGGCTCATCACCGGGAAAGGTGCAGCCTCGGTGTTCGACGCCGCCTTCCTGATAGGCTTCCCGCTGCTGGTGGTCACACTGCTCGTCTTTACGACGGGCGCGGCCTTCGGACACTGGCTCCGCAGGCTCTAGCCTTCCGGTTCGGGCAACTGCCGCAGCGCGACGGGCGGGGGAGGGGGGTCTTTGTCTATTCCGGTTCCATCTCCTGTTCGGGGGGTCTTTGCCATGCAGTTCGCGTCACAGCCAGTTAACATAGAGGGGGGTGGCGGCCCCGCCCTCCGCGTCTCCGTATCCCTATCCGGTGCGCCGCCCGCCGCCGGTGCCGGGTTCGCCCTGTGGGCCGCGCGCCTACCGGACGCCCTGGACCCGGCCACGCTTCAGGCCCTCGCCGCCGGGACGTTCTCCCTCGAACGGTTTGCGCCCGTGCGGCAGGACGGCCCCCGCCACGGACTGCGCCGCGCCCAGTCCCTGTCCGCCGTCTACGGGCCGGGCGGGGTGGTGACGCTGGAAGGGTCCCTGTACGCGCCCGGCACGGACCAGGCACCCCGCACGGCGACCTCGCCCTCCTGGGACGTGGCGGAGCACCAGGCGGCCACCCTGGAGCGCAGCGACGGGCCTTGGCTCGTCGCCGCCACCGCCCTGCTCCCGGACGGGACGGTGCTGCTCGCGCGGGGCGGACTTTCGCAGGCGGCGGGGCAGGAGCACCTCGCGGGCGTCTGCCTGTCCCCGTCCGACCTCGCGCCCGAGGTGGAGGCGGGCCAGTGGCTCCAGGAGACTCTGGCCTCGCTGAAGCCCGTCTTCGACGCGCGCATGGCGGCCCTCGGAGGCGGGGCGGACCTGTCGCTGAAGGGGGTGGAGTTCACGGACGAGAGGCAGCGCGACGACTGGCCGGTGCTGTACGTCATCCCCGAGGCCGAGCGGGACGCGCCGGACGGGCTTTCCGCCCCGGACCGCTCCGAGGTGCGCCTGTCGTTCACCATCCGCGCCGTCGCCTACGGGGACCGCGCGGACGTGAAAAGCCGGGCGCTGGCGCAGCTTTTGGGGAGCGCCCGGCAGATGCTCAACACGCGCAAACTCCGGCGGACCGTCCTGCCCTCGGGCCGGCTCCTGGACCTCGCGCGGGCGACCGACGTGACGTTCGGGCGGACGGAGGACGGATGGGACGAGGCGGGCGAGATAACCTGGTCCTGCACGATGGTGGAGACGGGCATCTTCTGACCCTTATGACTTTTGTGACGGGCATTTTCTGACGGGCATCTTCTGAGCGGCGGCTGAAGTATCCGCTTTCTTGCGTCACGGGCGGGGCCGGCCCCATCATGGCCTTTGGGAGACTACCTATCGTCAGATACCGCCCCCTAAAGAGGGCGGCTTGTCCCTAGACCGATAGCGACTGCGCTTGGCAATCGCGTGTCTGAGACGATACGGCTTCTGACGGAGCCGCGTCGGAAGGTGAAGACCAACCGACAAGGTGTTTATCACGAATGTTCACCGCCGCGTTCTTGTCAGCATTGGCACGATGACCACACGAACGACACACAAACCGAGACTGGGACGGGCGATTGCCTCGGTAGATATGCCCGCAAGCCGCGCACCGCTGGCTTGTGTGGCGCGGGTCTATTCCCTGCACTCGGCAACCGAGGGCTTCGCCCTTGTATTCCAAGAACGAGCGGAGTTGGGCGAACGACCACGAATGGAGCCGCCGTTTCGCCGCGCCGCGCCGCGCTTTAACTCGCGCCCGAATGTTTGTGAGGTTTTCAACAACGACGGTTGTGCCCGCCGCGATGCCTTGCAGAATGCTCTTGCTGAGAACGTGGTCGCAATCCCGTCGGAAACGCATCTCGCGTCCCGCGAGGCTTCTAAGATGCCGTCTGGCACTCTTAGAGCCATTGGATTGGAGTTTCCTTTTGAGGCGGAAACGCCTTTTGCTGACTTCGCGCCAGCGTTTTTGACCGTGCAGCCGCCCGTCGCTGGTGACAGCAGGGCGGCACACGCCGAGGTCAACTCCGATGGCTTGCCTCGTGTCCATGAACTCCACGTCGTCAAGTTTCAGAACGACGTGGAGCGTGAACCTGCCTTTGCGGTACATAAGGTCAGCCGTGGCAACCCTATTGTCAATAAGTTCACGCGCATAAGCAGGAACAGTGAACGCTATCTTCTGCCGTCCGCAGACAGTGGCAAGGTTAGCCAAGCCCTTCTGCCAGTCCACGGAGAAGGAGTTACAGTTGTAGCGCGGCGGGCAGAGCGAGGAATTAGGAGAGCCTACCTTACGCCCCTTCTTGGCAAGCGAGATAGCAGACTTGACGGCTTCGGCGCCTTTTTGCCGTGCCTGAACGTGCAGGTCAGAGACGAGTTTGGGGCAAAGGGCTTTGCTATCACGGTAGGTCAGGCGGTGCAGAGTATAGGCGTTGCCTTCTTTGAGACGCCAGCCCTCGGCACAGACAAGATTGAACGATTGCGTAAATTGACGCATCGTTTCCAGTAGGTATTCAGCCTGCTCCGTTGTGGGATTTAGAGGCAGCCGCAACGTTCTGTCCATGCTTCTATTATACCATATGTTTGCGCGTTTTTGCAAGCATTATTCTAAACGAAAGGTGGGGATACAGAGCCTTCGGCAGACAGGAAGCAATTCACCTGTCAGCTAAAGCAAACAGTCCCCTTGCTTGATTTTATGGCAGACACGTCGGGCAACATCTACGGGCTGTACCGCTCGGACCGGGGCTACTTCACCACCGGGAATACGGCGAACACCAACCTGCTCGTCTACCCCATCCAGGAGGGCGCGGGCGTCCAGTTCCCGGACAAGTACCTCGACGTGCCGGGCGCGGCCAACAACGTCTACGACTACTCTTATTACGACGGCCTGTACTACCCGACCGTGCGGATGCCTGTGGACGTGATGGCGTCCTGGTTCACCGCCGCCAACCTGAACTCCCTGTTCCTCTACCGCGACCCGACGCGCGGCGAGCGCGGCTACGACGACCTGAACCAGATAGCTGGCGACCCGGTGTTCTCCGACGGCTTCCGGGCGATTCAGCTCACGAAGGCGAAAGGGGCGATGCTGTCCGTGTCCACGCGGCAGGGAGACATCATCCGGGCGAACCTCGGCATCATGGGGGCGGGCTACCTGCCCGTGCCCTGGGCGGCGGTCACGCCGCCCCCCGGCAAGCGCGCCTCCTGGTCGAACCTCGTGGTCATCTCGGGCGTCTCGGGCGTCGTGGACCTCTCCCTGTCCGTCGACACCGCCTGCCAGCCCACCCCCATTTGCGGCGACGGAACGGGCACGGGGGTCGTTGAGATAAACGCGGGCAAGCCGCGGTTCACGCTCACGCTGGTCGTGGACGCGGCGGGCACTTACCCCCAGATGGGCGTCCCGATTGTCTTCACCATCACGCCCCCCACGGTCTCGGGTGCGCCCGGCGTCCCCGTCACGTTCACGCTGCCGAACCCACGCATCAACCAGCCCGACAACCTTGAGAAACGTCCCCGGCGCGCGTCTCAGTCGTTCACCGTCATCGGCCAGAGCGTCGATGGGGTTACGCCCGGACTCACCGTTCAGTAGTTGGGCCGCCTCCCGAAAAGAAAAAGCCCCCAAACTGTATTCACCAGTTTGGGGGCGAGGACCGACTGTGCACACACACTATACCAAACTCGCGCGGCGATGTCAAGTCATCGCTAGGCGATTTATCCCTAATCTTGCGTCTCCCTTTTCTTGCGTCACGCACCCCGCCCGGCCCACAATCCCCCACCCATGAGGAGGGAACACCATGTCCGCCAAACCCCCGACGCCGCCCGGCGTCCCCGACACCGCGCAGCCCGTCACCACCGACGAGTTCGCCGTCCCGGTCCGCCTTCTGCGCGGCCCGGCCCGCTCGCTGCTCATCGAGACCGAAACCGAGACGCGCGCCCGCTACGCCGAGCGCCGCGACGCCGCCTACGTCGCCTATGCCGCCGACGACCCGAAGCAGGGGGAGGACGCCCTCGCGCGCCTGGCCGCCGCCGAAGAGCAGGAGGTCGCCCTGTTCCAGCAGCTCGAAGCGAAGCGGGGCGGCGAGTACGTGACCTACGAGTTCCGCTTCCGGGTGGCGACCGTCGCCGACCACGAGGCGGCGGAGGCCGAGGCGGTCAAGTCCCTGCCCCGCAGCGAACTCGTGTATGCGCGCGAACTGGCGACGCGGACGCTGCTCAAAACCGACTACCCCGGTTTCGCGTCGTTTTCCGAGCTGTGGACGGCGGCGGCGCTCTACGTCATGCGGGCGGTCGTGGACCGCGTGACGCTGACCCAGGACGTGAGGGCTTTTTTGTAGGGGCCGGGCGCAGGCTCGGCGGCGGCCTGGGCCTGCGCCCGGAGACGGTGCCCTACGTGCCGTGGCGGGAGGCGGCGGCCTGGCTCGACCACCACGCCCTGCCTTGCGCGGGCGGACTGCGCGACCAGCCCCTCCTGCTGTGGATGGCGGTCGAGGCCGTCGCGTCGGGCATCCGGGGGGAGCGCAACGACCGGCAGCGCGACCAGGAGGAGGCGTTCCTCGCGCGACTGTCGGCGCAGTAGGCCCTGCTGCCGACGCAGTAGGCGGCATAAGTTTCGCCATTTTAAGTTTCGCCATTTTCTGGTTCCTTTGCGGGGGCTGGGAAGGGCGTGGAGTCGTGCCGCCAAGCTGTCTCCACGCCAACCTTTATTCGGGGTGGTTGTAGGACAAGCATAGAGGCGTCGCGGGGTTTACAAAAGCGGGGCGGGGCAGCGAACACCCGCCGTTTCAGCCCCCGCACTGCGAACCGATTTCATCGCCCGGCCTACGAAGCCCCGTAAAGGCCCCTAGACGCCCCGCACAGGCCGCCTATGGCCCTCGCGCGGGAATGGGTGAGAGAAGGCCGTTTGCGGCCCCTGTGCGGGGCATTTAACGCAGGGGCGTCCGGGGCGCAGGGCGTTCCAGGCGCGGACAGCGGCGAGGCGGGCGACTCGGCGGGGGTAGACCTCCCAGAACGCCGTGAACCCGGCGGGGGCGTGGTCACACGCCCGCCCCGGCTTTCCCCGGCTCCGGTCCCTGCTCAGGTCTTCGCTAAAGTCTTTGCTCTGGACGGCAAGGACTTCTGACAGGCGCTACCGCGCCTTCCTTGCTTTCCTCGGGATGAATGACTTCCCCCCCACCACACCCCCTTTGGGGGTTAGGGGGGTCTGTATTGTATTTGTTTGTTGTGGGCGCAGCGGTTGCGCCCCCTCAATTTCTGAGGGGGCGCAACCGCTGCGCCCCCTACAGGCGCAATTTCTGCGCCCCCTACTCCCGCCCCGCCGGGGTTGGGGGGAGAGGATACAGTCGGCGCTCGGCCCCCCACTTGTAAACCTCCCTTCTAATCAAGCCGCCCCGTTCGAGAGTGCCAATGAGGGCTGACATATACGTCGGCTCAGACCCCAAGCACTCGCCCAGATAGGCGTTCGTCTCCCAGCAGCAGCCCGTTTCCTCGGATAGGGCCAGCACCAGCCCGTAGAGCAGTTTGGCGGTGGACGACAAGTCCTTGCGGGCAAGGACGCTCATTGGCACTCGAATAGACTTCTCAGACATTCTCGACTTCCTTTCAGACATTCCCGACCTCCTTCTCGGCTCGCCGCCTCTTCCAGTCGCCCCGCCCGCCCTGGGAGAAGGCGCTTCCCCGCAGCGCCTTCTTGTTCCCGTGGCCGTCCGCGCAGGCCATCGCCCGCCACGCGCCCCAATCCTCGCGGAAGCGGAACAGGAGCACCTGCCGCCTTCCCCGGCAGTGCGGCCCGTCCCAATAATTAACGCCGATAAAGTCGTTCGGGGAGCCGCCTGTGCAGGCGCGGAGTCGGGTCATAGTGAAACCTCCTTCTCGGTCCGCATCCGCTCGGTGGCCCCCAGCGCCGCCGACACGCGCCGCCAGATGTAGTGGTCCACCATCGCCGCCAGTTCCGCGACGGCCTCGTCCCTCCGGCATTCCAGAGGCCGGTAGGCGGGGTCGCACGGGCCGAACGCGGCCAGATACGTCTCGGCTTCCGATAAGGCGGCGACTGCCTCCATGAAGCCGACATTTGCGATGATGCTGCCGGGGACGGGGAGGGGCAAAGGCTCCGGCTGGGTGTCCTCGGGGGGAGTATTTTTGGAGGTGGGCATCAGCTCCCCTCCCGGCACATAAAGCCGCAGCCGAGGTAGCCGGTGCCTGCGTCGCCCTGGCAGAGCCGATAGGTCTTGTAGCCTCTACCGCCCACGTACAGGTTGACGTAGGCAATGGAGCAGCCGCAGTTGGGGCAGGTTCCGGGGGGAGTGTCGGTTTCGGCGCAGGGCGGGAGCGCGGCAGCCCTTTCGGGGGCCGCTTGGGGTAGAATGTTCATACTTCGCCGCCTCCTAAGCGGCTTGGTCACGACGGGCGCGGGAGGGAAGGTCAGATTTCTCTCCCGCGTCGCTTCTCTGTTTACATATTCACTTTACCCCATAAAACCATCGTTTCAACTACTTTCCGACATCTTAAACCGTTTTATTTACTCGGATAAAGTCATCGTTTAGGCAACTTTCCTGGTACTATGGTGTCAGAAACTACGGAGGGGCTTATGGAAGACTTGTTGACGGTTCGGGAAGCCGCAGGAGAACTTGGAATTAGCCAGGGGTCAGTAAGGATTGCTATCTATGAGGGGAGGTTGCCCTGCACGGTCAAATATGGGAAACGGCTGATAGCCCGGTCTGACTTGGAAGCCTACAAGACGCGGACGCAACCAATGGGAGAGAAGCGGACCGGAAGACCGTTGCGCTCTAAAAGCCGGAAGGCCCGTGAGGAGTGAACTATGGGAGTTAGATTGGAACAATCCCCATATGTTTGCTCTATGTTCGCTATTCAGCGCGGAAATTGCTTGGTATACTCGTGTCAGAGGAAGTGAACAGGAAAGAAGTATGGACATGGCGCAGACACCCAGCCCCTTCAGCGACCGCGCTTGGTCGTGGGCGTTCGCCCTCATCTGTGGACTCGGGGTTCTCGTCCTCCTGACGATGGCGTGGGTGCTCCTGGACGCCTCCGTCGTCAATGCCCCCCGTGCGAACTGACGCGGGCGGTTTCTCAATCAAAAAGCCGGAGCAAAAAGGAGGAACCATACCTTTGTACCGATTCATCATTGTCATTGCTCTTATCTGCTCCGTCGCGCTCTGCCCTAGCGCGGAGGCTGCCCGCCGCCATGCCGACAAGCACCACCGGGCGTTGCGGCAGGCGAAGAAGCTTGCGAATAAGTCTGCAAACAAGCCTGCGGTGGCTGTCGTTCTGCCCTCCACCCTGCTGGCCGCGCCGCCAGTGATTGCCACAGCGGCTCCGCCCACTTCCGTCTCCATCCCCGTCGTTCCTACTCCTGTCACCATTGTCCCAGATGCGCCCTCGGCAGACCTGAAAGCGAGGGTGATGGACTACAACAACAAAATCGGTGAGGCCCAGGACGCGGCAGACGCCTTTGACGCGAATGCAGAACTGGCGAGGGGCTATAAGAAGCAGGCGAAGGAAGTCCAGACCGTCGGCTACTGGCGGAACGGGGCGATTGCCGCGATGCCCGGCTCGCCAGCGGCGGAAGAGGTCGCAGTCGAGCTGCTCGACAAGGCAGGGGCGGCGGCCATCCAGGCCCGCGCCGGGCTGGACAACTGCAACGTCTACTTATACCAAGCGCTCAAACTCTGGAATGGGCTGCTGGACGACCCGGCCACAAAGGCGGGCATGGAGCACTTCTACATTCGCGGCCCCCATGCTGTTGACGTTTCCTATATCAAGAAGGACTATCAGGGATTCGGTCTGGAAAACCTGCGCGTCCTGACAACACACGCGGAACGGCCCGCCGAACCCTAAACCCTCGGCCCTAAACCCTTGGTCTTGTCAAAGGGCGCTGCACGATGCAGCGCCCTTTTCTTGCGTCACGCCCCCCGCCCCGCACACTATGAGGCGGGGTGTTTTCATGGCAATCAGCGACGACCTCGTGAAGAAAATCACAGCCTTGCAGCGGCAGGTGGACTCCACCATCCTGCCCGAGTACGAGGCCGCCAAGAAGGCCGTTGACGACATCTCGGCGGAACTGAAGAAGCTCGAATCGCTGGGGAAGATGACGGCGGCGCAGGGCCAGTCCTACGCGGCCATCAAGGGCGGGGCGGGCACCCCCGGCACGCTCGCCCTGGCGGTCGAAGACCTCAAAAACCGCGAGTCCCCCGCCCAGGTCCAGCAGAAGACGCAGGCGTCGCTGCAAGGGCTGATGGACCACCTCGCCGCCCAGGCCCCGCACATGAAGGCGGCCACCGCCGCCCAGTACGACAGCCTCAAAGCCGCTGCCTTCACCGGCAGCGACCCCCAGGCGCAGGAAGACTTCAAGCGGTTCGTCGGCAACCTCCAGACCGTCCCCTCCAAAGACATCCACAAGGATTTGCGGAAGTGGGTCTCGGAACAGCTCAAAACCGGCGTCAAGGTCTCGATGGACGACTTCGCCCAGAAGCGGAAGACGCTCCAAGAGGGCGAGACGGTCATGCCCGGCGAGAACCCGCAGCTCAAACAGGAGTACGAGCGGGCGACGGCGACGGGCGTGGGGCGTCTCCGTGCGAACTTCAAGGGGCACCTGTCCAGCGGGGGGGCGGAGGCGCTCGGCTTCGCCGCCCTGAACTTGGGGCACGAGGGGGGCGAATACCTGTCCCAGCCCTTGACCGGCGACCGCTACACGGCGGAGGCCCGCTACCGCTCCGGCCTCGGCCTGATACCGGGGGCGGCGGGCCTGGTCGGCGGCGTCGTGGGCGCGTTCACCCCGGCGGGGCCGTTCGCCGGGGCGGCCATCGCGGGGGGCGTCGCCTCTGCCGTCGTCGCGCCCCTCTCCGCGCTCTCCGAGAAGCACGAGGATTTGCGGCTGGCGGGCGAGGGTTTCTCGCAGGTGATGGGCCTGGGTACGAAGGCGGCGGGTCAGTTTGCCGACGCCATCGAGAAGACGGCGGGGCGCATGGGCACCCCGGCGGCGGAGCTTGCCCAGTCCCTCCGCTCCCTCTCGTCCTCCGTCGTCGGCTTCAACCCCGTCAAGGCGGCGGGGCTACAGGCCACCCTTCAGCGGGGCGCGGGCGACCTGTACCCGGAACTCGTCGCAGCCCAGGCGAAGGCGGCCCAGCAGATACCCATGTCCGACTCCTTCCAGGACATGATAGCCGGCAACCGGCCCCCCGACAAGAAATCCTACGCCGATGCCGCCAACTACTACGCCCTGCACGGCGACCTGGACACGGCGCACAAGCTCCTGATTGCGAACGGCCAGTTCGACTACACGCCCGCAATGCAGAAGGCGCAGGCGTGGAAGGGCGAGATGGAGAACGAGGGCGGCTTCTCCGGCTGGATGCACCACATCGCGGAGAAAATCCCCCACACCGCCGCCTGGAACCAGCGCCGGGAGAACGACGCCGACATCAAGAAGCTCGTGGACACGGGCCAGGACAAAGTAGCGTCCGGCTCGGCCAAGGACCTCACCGACTCGCTCGCACGAGGACTCCGGGACGCGATGGAGGCCACGGAGCCGGCGGGCTACGACGCCGCCCGCGCGGGCGTGGGCGTTTCGCTCGCCCAGGCGACGGGCCGGGGCGCGGCGGGCATGAGGCCGTTCGTTGAGCAGCAGGTGTCGTCGCTCACCGAGCGGGGGACGCAGCTCCAGGCCGCCGAGGCGCAGTACGTCAAGGCGGTGGACGCAGCCAGCCCCGACGACAAGGGGATGTACCGCGCCGACCTCGCCCACGTCCGGCTGGAACTCGCCCAGAACAACGCCCAGCTCAAAGAGGCCCAGGTCGGCCTGTGGCGTCAGGGCCAGTCGGAACACCAGGCAGCCTTCGAGGGGGGACTTTCCCGCACCCAGACGCAGGGCCAGGCCCTGACGCTCGGCGGCCTAAACTCCTACGACCCCGCCGTCGCCGCGAACCTGGCCGCCCAGCAGGCCCGCCTCGCGGCCCAGGCGAAGTACGACCTGTCCCTGGCGAACGACAAGTCGAACTTCCTCTCCCCGGAGGAGCGGGAGCAGCGGCGGACGGCGGCGGCCCGCGAGGCGCTCGAAATCAAGGAGATAAAGAACCGGCAAGCCGTGGACCGCATCCAGGACGCCGTGCAGGGCAGCGGGGCGCGGCAGGCGGGGCTGCGCGTGGGCGTGGCGCGCGGCGAGGTGTCCGGCGACATCGCCTCCACGCTGACCGCCCAGAACGCGCTCGTCGGCGAACAGCTCCGCCTGCACGGCGAGCTGAACACCCGGCTCGCGGCGGGGAACCTGACGTACCAGCAGCGGATGCAGCTCACCTCGCAGATAAAGGACCTCGAAGCCCAGACGGTCGTCGCCCAGCGGCAGGCGCTCGACACGGCCATCACGGGATTCCAGGGCCGGGCGGAGGCCCGCTCGTCGTCGGCCTACTCGCGGGAGGAGCGGGGTGTCCGGCTCAGGGGGACGGGCGACGAGACGCGGGCGGAGGCGGGGCGGGGCTACGACGAAGCCCTCTCGGGCGTGGCGCTCGCCAAATACCGGCGGGACACGGCCCTCTCGCCCGACCAGCGGGCGCTCTACGACGCGGACTACCAGCGCGCGAAGAACTCCGCCGAGCAGCAGGGCATCGAGGCGTTCAGCCGGGTGGAGATGGCCCCCGACTTCGACACGAAGCGGATTCGGGCGGAGGCGCGGCTGTCGCGGCAGGAGCGGTCGCCGTTCGAGCCGGGGAGCGTCTTGCAGTCGAACGCCGCGCTCGCCAAGATGGACGGGGAGAAGCTGAAGCAGATTGACGCGCAGATGCGGGCGGTGATGGCGCGGCAGGACCTGACCGGGGAGCAGAAGTCGGTCATCCGCCGGAACCTGACGGGCCAGCAGGAGGAGACGCGCAACGACATCTTCGAGCGGCAGCAGAGCGTGGACGTGGGCTGGGTGGACCGGCTGACGGCGATGAGCGTGTCTGCCCCGTCGTTCGCGTCTCGGCTGATGCCGCCCGCCGACCGCGTGGCGTCCATCGCCGAGAAGCGGGGGCTGGGTCAGATGAGCGCGCGGGTGTTCGGGTACACGGACAGGCAATCCTACCGGGACGCGGAGACGATGGGGGTGTTGCCCTCTGAAGTGGGCAAGATGGCGTTCGGAATGCGGGCGGGCGACTTCCCGTCCGCCGACGGCCCGGACGCGCCTGTCGTGGGCGGGACGGGTCAGACGATAGACTCCATCGACAAGGGCGGGGTGGGGGCGGGCGTCATGCCCGAGGTGCTGGGGGGGCTGAACACGACGCTGGCCGCGCTGGTGTCCCTGATGGGGAAGGGGTTCACGGTCAACGTCGTGCAAATGAACGAGAGCACGGGCCAGTCGGCGGCGCACACGCAGAACACGCAGGGGGTGAACGGGGCGGCCCAGGTGATGCGGGGCGGGGCCGCCCATCCGCCCGGTGCCCCCGCCGTAGGATGGTACGGGTAGGCTTTTCGGATAGGCTTTTCGGATAGGCTTTTCAGATAGGCTTTTCAGATAGCCTCGGCGGAGTGAGCGCATCCGGCAGCTTTCGGACGGGGCCGCCGCTGAGGCCGTATCCCAGGGGCCGACGCGCTGATTGCCCCGTGCTTTAGTCACTCGGCAATGTTGCCGGGTTGTCGGGCGGAAACCAGCGGCCACTGTGGGCCATGTTGACCGCAAAGTAGTGGGCGCACCGCAACCCGCAGAAGAACCCGTCATCTTCGGTGCCCAAGCGAACCGCCCCGGTCTTTACCGCGACCGTGGTGTACCCCATGCCGTTCGGCGACGAGACCCGCTCGGATTCCGTCACGGCATGGCGCGGGAGTCGGCTGCCGCACCAGAAGCAGGTGCCCGACTCGTTTGTTGCCCCGAAGTCTTTGTAGTTTGGCGCTGGCATCTCTTTATTCCTTTTTCGCTGCCTGGGGCGGCTCTCACGCGGCGACCAGCGCCCGCACGTCCGTCGCGGGCAGGGCCAGGAGGCTCCCGCCCAGCGCCTCCATCTCGCTCGCCCGGTCGTAAGAGGGCACCTCCTGCGCCATCGCCGTGACCGCGTTCGCCAGCCCCCACAGGGACAGGTCGCCGCCCGAGACAAGGTGGCGCAGCGACGACGTGCGCTCGGTCTCCGTCAGCCGGTGCCGCGCCGCCAGCACCTCCACCGCCCGCACCGGGTCGCCCTCAATGCGGACGCCCGCCGCCTCCCTCATGCTCGCCAGGATGTGCCCGAACGTCTCCTGCGTCAGCGCGGCCCGTACCACGTCCCGCACCTTCAGGAAGAAGGCCCCGTCGTCGGCGCGCAGCGTCTCGTCGGCGAACACCCGGAACGCCTCGCCCTCGCCGCTGTCGCTGATGAGCCGCCCGACGTGGCTCTTGCGGGTGCCGAAGTCCTGGTGCGTAGCCCCGTTCCGGCAAACCAGTCGCAGGCTCATTGGCTGGACGCTGACCGCGCCGCCCCCGACCTCGCTGTTCGAGACGACCAGACCCGCCTGCACCACATCACCCACGCCGACCTCGCCCTGGATGCGGTCGGTCGTGACCTTCAGGTACAGCCGCCTGTCCGTGACCTCGCAGGACGCGACGGACAGGCCCGGCGTCTCCATCAGCGTAGGCAGCACGGCCTCCATCAGCTCGAAGTTGTCTAGGCGGCGGTAGCGGTCGGACAGGAACGCCCGCGCGCCGCCGTCCATCGTCCGCACGAGCCGCCTGGCGGGGCGCTCGCGGAGCCAGTGGTTCACGTTGCCGTCCAGTAGGGCGGGGGCCTCGACCCGCATCCGGTCGTAGTAGCCCTTCGGGATGCCCGCGTGTTCCGCAATCTGCCCGTGCGCCATGTCCGTGATGCCGAAGTCGCCCGCCCCCGCGACCGCCAAGCGGCTCGTGCCGTTCGAGCGGAGCGTGATTTCGCGCGTGTCGGCCATCAGGTCCATTTTGGCCCCCGCTTGGCGCTCAATCTCCGCCGCCAGTTCCGTCAGCGTTCTTCCCTGTTTCATCTCTTTGTCTCCTGTATCCGCCGCCCTGCGGCGGCTGCGCGTGGAAGGTGCGCGCCCCCTCACTTTTGCTAACATACCCATTATACCAAACTCGCTCGGCGATGTCAAGTCCCCGCGAGGCGATTTATGCCTCTCCTATACGGCGTATTTTGATGAGGTGATGCCTGTAAAATAAAAAGTGGAATAAGTTGTGCAAAAAAATGAGGACCGTGCTCTAACAGCACTTGGCGTGTCCTTAATCTTGCGTCACGCGCCCCCCGCCCTCCACAATCCGACTAGGCCGACGCCTGGGCGGAGGTTATCCTCGCACCCCGCCCCGGCGTCGGCTCACCCGGTATCGGCTCACCCGGTATCGGCTCACCCGGTATCGGCTCACCAGTATCTTCTCACCAGTATCTTCTCACCCGGTATCTGCTTCGGTCAGGGGTACGCCACTTGGAAATCACCGGGCGCGCGGTCATCGCCGACCCCACCACCGTCTACGGGCTGATGCGGGTTCCCAATATGCAGCGGTACGACGAGATGGACGCCGTGTTCTGGTCGTCCGCCTTCGCCTCTCAGGGCGTCGTCATCGAGCCGTTCACCCGCTGCCTCATCCTCCAGCCCTACCCGCTCCAGAGTCCCACCCTGCCCGGCCAGTGGCAGTTCGGCAGGACGGGTTCGGGCGCGGGCGGCGCGGGGCCGGACGACACGGGCGGCGCGTGGCGGCAGGCGCTCGACGCCGCCACCGCCCTGCCCGTCATCGAGATGCCCGATTCGACGCCGGGGCGCAGGTTCTCGGCCACCAGCGCATGGGACGTGGACGAGTCCTCCTCGTTCTACCTAAACCTCTACCGCGAGGAGCAGGCGCGCGACGCCGCGCGGTCGCCCGACTCGCTCTACACGCAGGTCTCCCTCGCCGACGGCGTTCCCGGCGGGCTGCGGCTGACGCTCGCGTTCGGCCAGCCGCCCGTCCTGGAACTGAACACGGGGCCGAACGCGGACGGGACGACGCGGTGGGCCGAGGTCTCCCGCGCGCGGGACGTGGACGACTGCGCCAAGTACCTCGCGCTGCGGGCAGACAAGACCTACCGCCTGCGCGTCCTGTGCTTGCCCTCCGAGGGGGCGGTCGTGCTGACGCTGGGGCAGGGGGACGCGACGCTGGCCCTGCGCCTCGACGGATACACCCTGCCGGCGGGGCCGCTCACCGTCTCGGGCATGAACGGGGCCGTCCGCGTCCAGTTCCTCCCGCTCCGGTTCGTCCCGCTCGGGAGCATCATCAGCGACGTCCGCGACAACGGCCTCGCCATCGTCAACGCGCCCCAGGCCCAGGCGGACGCGGTGCAGGGGCCGGGGGCGACCGTGACGGTGGAGGGCGAGATACTGCTCGGTAACTCCTACCGTTACGCCGTCACCCTGGACGGCTCGGCCAGCGCGGACGCCTCGGGCCTCGCCACGGCGACCCCGCTGGTCCGCAGCGTCACGATTTTCTTTCCGGGCCAGTCCTACACCGGGACCAGCGTGCGCGAAACCTACCTGAACCTGCGCCGGGTGCGGGAGCAGCTCACGTTCCCGCTGGAGACGCTCTGCTACGAGCAGATGGCGTGGCTGACGTGCGACAACCGGGACGCGCGCTGGACGGGCGCGAGCGGCTACCGCGCCTGCTACCTCGAAGCCGGGATTGACGGGGACAACTGGCGGCGGCTGACGGGCTGGATAGGGGGCGTCCAGCAGTCGCGGCAGGACCCCGTGCGCGAGACGACGTTCCTGCTGTACGGCAAAGAACACTGGCTGCGGCGCAAGTCGGTGGGCGTCATCCCGCCGTTCGACGGCTGGGACATCTACGGGGCCATCCGGTTCCTGGCGCAGCTCGGCGGCGTCACCGACGACTTCCTCATCGGCCTGCCCTACGCGCCGCCGGGCCGGGGGAGCGACACGCCGTATTTCCACCTGCCGCTCGGCACCGGGGCGCTCGGGGCGAGGTTCCAGTTCGACCCCCGAACCCGCATCTGGGACGCCATGCGCCAGCTCGCCCGGCTCGTGCAGGGCTACCTCGCCTTCGACGTGTTCGGGTTTTTGGTGTTCCGGCGCTGGGCACCCACCGCCCTCGGGGGCTACTATCAGGCGTTCGACGTGGTGCCGGACGACTACGGCGGGGTGCCTCTGCTGAACCAGGTGAAGGGCACCCTGGCGGCCACGGTGGACCTGTCGGACGTGCGCTCGGACATCGTGCTCGGGTCCATCGACCCCTTCACGTTTCTGCCCGTGTTCGCCCACTGGCACAACGAGTCGGTCGTCACGGACACGTCGGACCCGGCGTTCCTCGGCAACACGGACGCCGAGATTGAGATAAACAGCCTGCTGTTCGACCCCGGCCTCCAGGACGAGGTGATTGGGGCGCTGTCCTACCAGGCGTCCCTGCCGACGCTGACGGCGGGGCTTGAGGGGTACTTCCAGCGTCAGCTCCTGCCGCTGAACGTCATCACGGCGACGGACGGCTTCTGCCTGGGCGGGCTGTACCCGTTCTACGTCACGGCCATGATGAGCGAGTATGGCGTCGACCGGCGCGCGTCCTTCGGGGCGTCCCGCATCAACGGGCGCTGGCTCGAAAACCTGTAGGCCTAGGGTTTGTAGGAGGCGAGAATGGGCGGGGAGGGCGAGTCCTGGTGCCGCGACCACGGCGGCGGTGTGGGCGGATGGGTGGCGACACCGCTCATGTACCACAGGCCGGGCCACGGCGGCCCGAAAATCTGCCGCGCCTGCCGCGCCCGCGCGCGCCGGAACCGGCCCGTCGGGGAGGCGGAGAGGGCCAAGAACGCGGCCCGCAAGGCGGCCTCTGTCCGGGCGCACACGCGGGCGAAACAGGCGCGGGAACGCGCGCGCGCAACGAACCTCGGGTACGTGCTGTCCGTTACGGGTCAGCGCGCCGTCGTCCTGATGACAGACGGGAGCCGGGAGAGGTGCGTCGCCCGCACGAGCCTCAAACGGAACGGCAAGGGCAGGGTCGTCGGGCCGGGTGAAATCGTCCGCGTCAAGACGCTCTACCCGGACTTCTCGGGGAGCGCCCCAAGGGGTGACTCGGGGGACGGCAGGCGGGCGACGCTGAGTTTCGCCCGCACGGCCACGTCGTTTTTCGAGGACGCGCACCATGCAGAGGCCCTGATGGAAATGGCGTGGGCGGTCGAGTCCTGCGACGGAGTCAAGGCCGACGGGGCCGGAACCGAGGAAACGGACCGGCAACGTTTCCGTTTGTGTTTCGCGCGGATGTTCAGCAGGGTGCGTAAGGCCGAGCGGGAGGCGCTGGCCGAGGCACAACGGCTCGAACGGGGGGCAACATGACTTTTCTGACGACGGCGCAAATCCTGACGCGGACGGACCGGCTGGCGGGCGAGTACGAGGCGCAGGCGGCGGCCCTGCCCGCCCTGGTCGCCAAACTGGCCGCCGACGTCACGGCCATCTACGGGGATGGCACGGCGGCCATCCCCTCGCTCGGCGACCCCGTCGCCATCGGTACGCTCGGCCCCGCCGCGCTGGCCGCCTACCGCGCGGCCACGTCGCCCGCGCCGTTCGCGCTGGCCCTGAGCGGGGGCGTGTCCGCCCTGTCATCCTATCTGAAACAGTCGGGGGGCGCGGCGGCGGGACTGCCCCCCGCCGTGGGGGACGTGGCCTCGTGCCTGCGCTACGCCAACGGCTGCCCCGACCCGTCCCCGGCGGGGAAGGGCGCGGGGTCGTCCTACGCTTCCCTCGCCCACCCGTCCTACGCCGCCCTGGTGTCGCTGCTGACGGGCGGGGGGAGCGCCCTGCCCCCGGACGCCGTGTTCGCCCCCACGGGTCTGGTGCTGGCGTCCTACGCGCTGCCCGCCACGAACCCCGGATACGCGGCGGGCCTGGCCCTGCTGACGGCGGGGTCGGCCCCCTACGCCCCCGCCGGGCCGGGCCTCTTCGCCGTCCGGTGCGGGCGCGCCCCATCCCGTGCCGCGCCCGCGCCGGGCCAGCCGCCGCCCCCGCTCGCGGGCCAGGTGCCGGACGGGAGCCTGTTCGTCGTGCTCACCGGGGTCAACCAGGCCGGGCGGTCGGTGACGTGGCGCGGAGACATCGGGACGGGCCTTGCCGCGCTGGGACAGGTGCTCCCGGCGTCCGCCCTGGTGGGCGCGGCGGGTGGCGCAAACGGGGGCACGGCGGCGCAGTCCGACCGGCTGGCGGGCGTCACCGGCATCGCGCCCGACCCGGCACGAGCGTCGTCCGCCACCAAGGGCGACTTCGACGTCATCACGCTGGCCGCGCGGTCGGCGCTTTAGTCCGACGCTTTAGTCCGACGCTTTAGTCCGGTCGACGCTGTAAGGGGGGAGAGATTCCTGCCATGCCCTGTCTGGGGATGTCCTTCTATCTGAAAAATGCGGTGCTGAACGCGGCGCTCCACGGGACGCCGTTCACCCTGCCGTCCCGGCTGCTGCTCGCGGCCTTCGTTTCGGTCCCGAGCGACATAGGCGGGGCCGAGCCGGATTCGGCTTACGGATACCAGCGCGCGCCCGTCACGTTCGGCCCCGTGACGGGCGGGACAGCCGCCAGCACCTCTAACGCCTCGTTCCCACTAGCGGCCCACGACTGGGGCGGCGTCGCGGGGTTCGGCATCTATGACGACGGCGGGAACCTGCTCTTCTACGGCCTGGTCCCGTCCCCGCTCCCCGTCATAGCCGGGGACCTCATTGGGTGCAACGCCGGGGACATAACCGTCGCCCTGGTTTAGCAGCCGCCCTGGTTTAGCAGCCGCCCCGGTTTATTCCGGGTCAGCCCTGGGGGACGGCAGGGTGGCACTCAGGAAACGGACAATACATGGCAAACGCCAATGCCGCCGCGTTTTATTCAGACAGGGCACCGATTTTAAACGACCGTCTCCGGCTGGGCGAGACGGCAAAGGTCACTTGGCTCCCTAACTCGGCGTCGGACCCCAGCTACGGCGAACCCCCCGGCAACCCCTGGCTCAACCCCGCGCAGGTCGCGGCCTATCTGCTCGGGGACGACGGCAGCCAAGTACCGATGCCGACCGGGGGCGGCGACGTTACGGTCACGTTCGCCTACGACATCGTCTACTCGCTGATGATGACCGGCGCGACGGCGGCGGGCACCGGCACCATCCGGGCCTACAACTATCCGCCCGGACAGTACGGCCCTTGGGCCGTCAGCCTCTACCGCCGGGTTCCCGAGTTGGGGATAAACATCCGGGCGGGCGCAGGCGGCCCCGGCGGGGCCGTCCAGCTTATCGCGCCGGGCGAGTCCGTCACGATAAGCTGGACGGTTTCGGGCACGGACGACCCCGTCGTGCTTGTCCACGTCCCCTACAATCCCCAGAATTACTATTACCAACTCTATTACGAGAGCGGAACGGTAGTTTTTATCGATGGGACGGACACGCCCGCCTCCCCCACCGGAACGCAATCGAATCAGGTGACGCTGACCCCAGCCCAGAGCGGCTACTACTATCTCGCCACGCGGCGCGGCCAGAATGGCGGCCCCGGCTCTCCGCTCCAGCCTGCCATCGCGGGGCTGAACTACCCGACCCGTTACGGACGGGCCGTGTTTAACAGAACCGACAACCTGAGCGACAACGTGTTTGACGGGCAGTTCGCAAGGTATTCCACTGCGGGCGTCCGTGTAAACGTCGGGCCACTCCGACTCACCGGAACCGCCGGGGGCAGCGCGGCCATGACCGTCAAGGCGCTTGTCGGGTACGACCCGACGAGCGCCGCGCCCGTCCTCGTCACGCGCGACCGCCGCCTGCTCGTGCCCGCGATGGACTGCGACCCGGTGACGGGCCGCGTCTCGCTCGCCCTCGGGGCGGCGGACTACCGGCAGGTGTGGTCGGTCCAGCCGCTCGGCTTCTCCGCCGCGCGCCCCTACGGCGACGGCACGGGCCATGCGGCGTACTACAACCTCGCCTGGGTCAAGGGTCTGCCGCTCCGGTACATGGAGTCGGGCGTCGAGCCTGCCGGCACCCGCCTCCCGTGGACGACCGGCGCGGACGTCGGGTCCGTGCCGCTCGCCGCCGGCTACTTCTGCCTGCCCGCGCGCGTCTACGCGCTGCCCGAGGAGGGGCTGACCCGAATCGAGGTCGAGCACAATTTCCGCACGGCCCGCGCCGACGTGGCGTGGGACCGGGAGTCGCAGCGCGGGGGCGACGCGGCGGTCAGCCGGCTCCGGTGGCGGGACACGCCCGACCACGGGCGGACGTGGCGGGACGGGACGCCCCCGCTGCGGGCGGACGCCGAGGCGCTCCTCGGCGGCCCACTGACGCCGCCGGTCTACACGCCCGGCGCTTTCGGCGACGTCCAGACGGGCGGCACCCTCCCGTCCCCGGTGTTCCTCGTCGTGGCCGATGCGCGGGGCGTCGTCTACGGGCGGGTTTCTATCTACCCCGTGGCCGGCGACCCGCCCTACGCCCTGTTCCGGGTGCCCGACGTGCCCCCCGGCGTCCAGTTCGTCGCGGGCACGGGCCGCAGCGAGAAGGCGCTGCTCGCCGACGCGGCGGGCTACCGGGTACCCCTGCCCGCTGCGTTCGCGGCCTTCGCGGCGTCGGGCAGGACGCCGCCCTGGGCGGTCAGCCGGGAGGTGGGCGCGCTCTACTACCCCGCCGGGACCTACCCCGGCTACTCGCCGCCCGCCGGGTCGGTGTCCTACGCGGACGCGGTGCCCCCCTACGGGGCGGGCTACGCCTTTTCTCATGGGATGTGGGTCGGCGCGAACCGGCTCCCGGCCTACGCCGAGCGGGGCGACCTCGGCCCCTACGGCGCGGTCGTCGCCCCGTTCGCCACCCTGAGCCTCGCCCTGGTCTACGCCTCGAAGGACCGCGCGCTCTCGTTCCAAGAGTCTTACGCGAACGTCAACCGGGCGCAGGGCGCGGGGGCGACGCTGGGGACGTACCGGGAAGACCTCCTCCACGTTCCGGGCTACCCGTTCGCGGACGGCGCGCGCGGCGGGGGCTTTAATGGGGGCGACCCGCCCCAGGCGTTCGGCTCGGGCGGCGGCATCTGCTGGGCGCGGGGGGCGGACCAGGAGGGGACGCTGACGCTGTTCCAGGTGCTGCTGACGGGCCTGCCCAGCCCCCGCGACTCGTTCGCCTTCGACGGCAGGACGCTCGCGGGCGCGTTCCACTCGGACGCCGACCCCGAGTACGCCGGGGTGAACAGCGCCTACGCCTACCCCTACGGCGCGCGCAGCCCGACGGGGCGGGACTGGGGGCAGCGGACCGGCATCGGCTGGGCGGCGACGCCGGACGCGGGCCGGACATGGGGCGACCTGGGGTGCGTCACCGTGGGGGGCCAGCCGCTTCTGGTGGACCGGGAGACGTGCCGCATCGCCGCCGCCACGGCGCGCGGGGGCCGCCTCCTGCTCTGCGTCTGCGCGGACGGCGCGGCAACGCTCTACGCCTCGGACAGCGCGGGCACGGACTTCGCCGCCCTGGGTCACTCCCTCGACGCCGGGGCGACATGGCAGCCGGGGGCGAGGGAGTAGCCACATGACCGATACCGTTAAAACCGAATCTCCAATTAAGACCGAGTACGCGACCCTGCCGCCCGCGACGCCGTCGTCGGGCCTGGCCCCGGACATCCTGGACCGGCTCGCGCGGCGCGGGACGCCCAATCAGCCCGCCCCCACGGCCTTCACCGAGGCCATCATGGCGCGGGCCGCGCGCCCGCCCGCCGCCCAGGGGCAGGGGGGCGGGCCGCGCGGCTACAGCACGGGCAGGGCGACGGACAGGGCGACGGGCGTACTGCGCGGCGCACCCGACCCGAACGGCGTGGGCGCGCGCACGACCCCGTTTTTCCCAGGCTCGGGCGTCTACAGGCCACCCTCCTTCCCGCCCGGCGGCGGCTTCCCGCCCGCGCCCCAGGCCGGGGCCGCGCCCGCCGACGGGCCGTACCTGCTGACGGCGCTCGACGGGCGGCTGCCGAACGGGCGGACCTACGCGGCGACCTACAGCGGGGCGCAGCCGCCCGCCGATTTGGGGCGGCTGTGGGTGGACACGTCCCAGACCCCCGCCGTGCCCCGCTACTGGGACGGGCACGAGTGGGCGGACGCGACCGGCGCGCAGGGGCCGCAGGGGGGCCAGGGCGTCCAGGGCCAGCCGGGGCCGCAGGGGCCGGGCGGGGCGCAGGGGCCGCAGGGCCAGCAGGGCGTCCGGGGGCAGGGCTTCACGCTGCGGGGCGCGTGGGCGGCGGCGACGGCCTATGTTGCCTTCGACGTGGCCTCCTACGGCGGCTCGGTGTACGGGGCGCTGGCCGCGTCCACGGGTGTTCAGCCCGGCACGGACGCGGCCTCGTGGACCCTGCTCGCCTCGAAGGGCGACCAAGGGGTGCAGGGAGCGGCGGGGCCGGGCGGGGTGCAGGGAGTGCAAGGCCCCGCCGGGGCGGCGGGCGCAAGCGGCACGAACGGGACGGCGGCGACGGTTTCGGTCGGCACCACGGCGACCCTCGCGGCGGGGGCGGCGGCGACCGTCACCAACGGCGGCACGGCGTCAGCGGCGGTCCTGAACTTCGGCATCCCGCAGGGCGCGGCGGGGCAACCCGTCAGCGTCGTCACGCTGGCACATTTCGCGGCCTCGTTCCCCTCGGCGGGGAACTACACCGTCGCCGCCGATTTCAGCGTGGCGGGCGTTTTCGCGGACATCGGCTTCCAGCCCGTGCTCATCCCCGACCGGCGGGGCCTGGTCGTCGCCCCCGACTACGCCCTCTGGGCGCTCGGGGTTGCCGCTTGGACTGTCTACGTCCCGGCGGGCCTGGCCGGGTATCCGCCCTATTCGGTGACTCTGGCGGTGACGCTGGTGGGGCGCGGCTGGACCGGCGCGGCCAGCACGGGCGTGGCCGCGACGTGGACGGGGCCGACCCCCGTCGGGTGAGTGATGGGGGCAGTTTATCCCAGGAGCAGTTTATGGTCATCCTTCCCGCCGCCCGCCCCGAAGTCGTGCCCTTTGACCCCGAGTGCGACACGCCCCCCGCGCTCAGGGCCAGGATGCGCCGGATGACCTCGGCGGACGTCGGCGAGCGCGTCCGGGCCTTCTCGGGCCTCCGGGCCGTGCCGGACGGCCTGGTCGAGCAGGCGTGGCGCGAGGAGCGGATGCGCCAGCCCCCGCTCGGGTGGGAGGCGGACTGCTTGGAGCGCCTGTTCGTGCAGGCACCGGCAGAGCCGATTGCCTGCAAGCGGGCCGTCGTCACGGTCGCCTCTCCGGGTTTTGAGCCGATGCTGGACACCCTGCTCCAGAGCCTGTACAGATGGGGCGGCGCGGGGCTGGGCGAGGAGACGGAGACGAAGGATACGGAAACGAAGGTCATCGTCTTCGCCGTGGGCGACACCTACGACTGGGTGCGGCGTCACCACCCGAGCGCGAGCGTGATACGCTGCGAGGCGGCGGCCCCCCTCTCGGCGGCGGTGAAGGGCGTCCTCTACTCATGCGCGCGGTGGGTGGACGCGGAGCGGATACTGGCCTTGGAATGCGACATGCTCGTCCTGTCGCCGCTGGCCCCGCTGTGGCGCACCTCCGAGGGCTTGCGCCCGGAGGTGATGGCGGGCTGCCGCTCGCAGGTGGAGGCCGAGCGGTTCCGCCTGGCCGAGGTTTTCGGGCACATGGGCTGCCCGCTCTCCGACTGGGAGTGGCTGACTGGGCGGGTCGGCTTCCCGACCGGGCACTTCTGTTTCAACGGGGGGTTGCTGGTCGGGGGCAGGGCCGCCTGGCAGGGCCTCGACGCCGCCATCCGGCGGATGGGGCGGCGCGCGGTCCTGTGGGTGGAGGGCGCGTTCCAGGAGGGCTTCAAGGACGAGCTGCTGATGAACCTGTGCCTGTCGGACGGCGGGGACACGGCGGAGATGGCGGCGGGATGGAACATACAATCCTACGATGGGAAACGGGGCCACTGGTTTCAGACGGAGCGCCGGTCCGACGGGGTGTACTACTCGCGGCTCGGGGAGCCGGCGAAGGTGCTGCACTTCGTCGGAGCACAGCGGAACCTCCTGCCGGAGGTGTGGGAAGAGATTCGGGCGCACGGACTGTCGGCGGCGCAGGCCGGGTGAATCAGTTCAATCAGGTCAATCAGGGCGGAAAAGGAAAAACATGGCACACACTACCGAGCGGACAGCGGGGCAGACAGCGGGGCGGACAGCGGGGGGGATGGTCATCGTGGGCGGCGCGCTGGACGGGCTGTGGGGCGAGCCGGTGGTGTCCGTGGCCGGGACCTGCCGGGTCAGGGGCCTCGCGGACAGCGGCATGGCGGTTGACGCGCAGGGGCCGCACGGGATGGCGATGCTGCTGGTGCCGGGGGTGGGGCTGGTGCAGGTGCCCGCCGCGCGTCTCTCGCCCGTGCGCCCCGCGCCTTGCGACGGGCGGGAGGATGACGCCCGCCCCGCGCCCCCTCTTGCGTCACACCCGCCCCATCCCCCACAATCCCCGTAGCTCCTACCGGGGCCTGTCTTTCGCGGGTTTTGACGAATTCGCGGGTTTTGAGGAAACCTTATGCCTGTCCTGCGCCCATCCGGCCCCCCCTACCCGCACGACCCCGCGCACGGACCCCTGCGCGGCTCCTGGCGCTGGCTTCTGTGGCGGATGGGCGGGGAGCGGGCGAACTACGGACGCCTGTTCCTGTACGGCCACTGGCTGACGTGGGTGGACCGGCACCGCCGGCTGCGCGACCGGGACAGCGTGGAGAACCTCCAGCGGCCCCTGGCGGTCCTGTCGGTCATCATCGGCCTGGTCCTGCTCTGGGGCCGGACGACGGCCTACTCGTCCGCCTTCGAGCGGGCGGTGGACGCGCAGATGCCGTGGACGGCGCTGGGCCTGTCGGTCCACCGCTGGTCGGGCCTGCTGCTCGTCGTGGGAGGGACGGCGACGTTCGTTTCCATCATGGAGTGGCCCGTGCGGGCTGACCGGGAGGCGGCGGCGGGGTCGGAGTTCGAGCGCAACCGGCTGTCGGTTCTCATGCGGATGCAGATAGCCGGGACCATCCTGTCGGGGACATACTGGGCCGTCTCGTTCGCCGTGACGCTCTACCCGCTGACGGACCCGCTGCGCGTCCCGGTCCTCGCGTCGCTCGCGTTCGCCTACGTCCACTACTGGCTCGTCATGCGGGTCAACCGGCTCTACGTGCAGGCGCGGCTCCAGGCGGCCTACGCGCACGAGGACCGGGAGGAGGCCAGCCGCAAGAACGAGCGGCGGCGGACGGCAGAGGCGCTGCGCCGACTCCTCGCCGCCGTCGGCGGGGGGAGGGATTAGGCCGCCAAGACGCGAGGGGGGGGTGGTATGTGCCGGGGCAAATCGTCGGGCTGACATACAAAGACCTCTCGCCCTACGTGCTCTGGGCGGTGGGCACGGTTTACGCGGCCTGGACGTTCTTGCGCGGCGAGCGGGTGAAGCGGGACGAGGTGCGGCGTGTTGAGGCGCACCGGGCGGAGGACCTAGCGCGCGCGGCGGCGCTTGACGCCCGCAAGGACGAGCGGGAGGACATCCGGGACGAGGCGGCGCGGGCCGACCGATGGAAAGCCGACGCGCTGCTCTGGGAGGCAAAAGCGCGGGAACTGATGGCGTCCAAGGAGAAGGATGCCCAGGAGAAGGACGCCCAGGAGAGGGATGCCAAGGAAGAAGAAGCCACGGAGAAGGGCGGCATCTGGGCGACGGACGCGACGGTTCGGGACGCGGACACGAAAGGCCAACCACAATGAGCAAAATCAACATGAACTTCGCGCTGCACCTCATCCCCATGCTGGCGGGCGTCGCCATCATGGCCTACCCCGACCTGGAAGGGCCGGACCTCGAAGCCAAGGTCGAGGACCACGCCTGGGCGGGACTGAAGCACGTCATGGGCGACCGAGGCTACCTGGTGGACCTGCTGCGCGGCCTGCCGATGGTCGGCGAACTGGTCCACCTCGCCGTCTCCAAGGAGGTGGCTGCGGCCCAAGAAGAACTTCAGGACCAAGTGGACAAGGGCGCGGGCGTCGTGGGGGATAAGGGGGAGGGCACCGGCTCCCCCGTGACCGAGTCGGGGACTGGCGTGGCGGGGCTGACCTTTTGACGCCCTCCGGTGACGCCTCGGACTCCCAGGCCCAGGCATCCCAAGCGCCGGATTCGCAGGCCCAGGCCCGAGATGAGGCGGCCCCGGCCCCCGCGCGGCCCCGGCCCGTCAGCGGGGGCGGGGCCGTCGTGCGGCTCGTCCTGGGGGCGCTCATCACGTTCGGCGTCGCCATCCAGACGGCGCACGGGCAGGGGATGCCCATCAACGGCTGGGTGCTGCTGGGGGCGGTCGTGCTGACGCTGAAGGACGCCCAGTCCTACCTCTCGCAGACGTGGGGGCAGGCGTTCCACGGGGAACCCGGACCCGACGCTGCCCAGAGGTAGGGTTGGGGCCGCACGGCGGCGATTGACTGAGGGAACACGAGGGAACACGAGGGAACACGAATGAACCTTTTGACAGGCGACGCCACCGCCGTGCCCGGCTTCACCTCCATGCCGTTCGACGTAGGCAAGGCGGTGAGCATTTTCCACCTGTTCAACGCGATGGGCGTCGTGTACGGCCTCGGCAGCAAGGCCGCCGACATTCACGCGCCCACCGACGCGGACTTCCGGTTCCTGCCCGGCCCCAACAAACCGGAACTCTCCATCGACTGCTCGGGCTTCAGCCGCCTGCTGACCTTCAAGTGCTCCGGCGCGGACGCGGGGCCAAACGCGCCGGGCGGCGGCGTGGTCCTGCCGGACGGCTCGGTGAACCAGAACGACTGGCTGGCCGCGCACGGCTTCAAGCACGACCCCATCGCGGCCCCCGAATCGCCCGCCTACCTGTACGGGCTGGACCGGCGCTTTGTTTACGAGTGTTTCTGCCGGGCGGGGACGCGCGGGGAGCACATCGGGCACGTCTGGCTGTGCGTGTTCTGGCTCGGGCGGTGGTGGACGCTGGAGTCGTGCGGCGGCGTCGGCCCCACCATGCGCCCCCACGACACGCCCATCCTCGCCCACATCGTCACCGACGTCTACCCCATCGCCTCTGCGCTCTGAGTCACTTGCTTCAGTCACTTGCGCTCTCATTGCCCTTCCCTCACGGGGGGGCACAGGAAAAGAATCACAGGAAAAGGACAACAGCAATGGCCTACCAGCCCGACCCGGCCCTGATTAACCCGGCCCTGCTGCGGGCGCTCCAAGCCTGCGAGCGACCGCTGACGCCGGAGGAGGCGTCGCTCTTGCGGCAGGAACTCTCGTCCGACCCCGAGGGGGCGGGCTACAAGGCGGACGGCGGGGGCTATCGGCCCGCGCACGAGCTGGCCGCCCTGCTGAACCTGTCTGGCCGCTGCCGCGCCGTCCTGGGCGACCTGATAGCCGAGACGGGCGACGTCGTGCAGGCGCTCTCGTCCCCAAACCCGCCCCCGGCGGGGCCAACCGTGCCCCCGGCGGGGCCAACCGCGCACCCCGCCGCCAAGCCCCCCCAGGCCCAGGACAAGGCTCCCGTCTGACAGCAGATACCCGGTAGCAGATACCCGGCCAAGGCCGTTCCAATAGGCTTCCCTCGGGCCGGGGGTTTCAGCCCCGGCCTTCTTTTTGCCCTAGTGCCGATTATGAGTAACCCGCCCATGTCCCCAACACCCCGCGCAAGGCTCTCCCTGTCCCTGCTGCCGTCCCTGCTGACGGCCCTGCTCCCGGTTTTGCTGCTGGGGGTGACGGCGGGGAGGGCGGAGGCACAGGCACCCTACAGCCAGAACTTTGACGGGCTGACCGCCGGGGCGTCCGTCGCGGGGTGGAGCAACGGCAGCCCGGCGGGGGCGGGCGTGGCTGCTGGCAGCTACGTCGTAACTACCAACTCGCCGGTTTCAGCTCCAAACGCCTTCGGCGATCCGATAGACGGCCACATTTCGCTCTATACCGCGCTTGCCAGTGACAGCCTTCAGTTCGACACAATCACCCACGGGACAACCAGCGCGAACTACAGCGCCATTGCCCCCATCCTGTGCAGCGACAGCAGCGGCACGAACTTTTACCTCGCCAACTACACGCCCGAGTCAGGCGGGCTGACGTGGTACCGGCACAGCAGCGGCGGCGGGTTTACTCAGATAGGCAATCAGGTCGGCACCTCTTTTACGGCGGAAGGCACGGCTCTCAGCATCAAGTTCATTCACTCGGGGAGCATCCTCAGCCTCTACGTCTGGCCGCAAGGGACGACCGCACCGTCCTCGCCGACGTACACCGTGACGGACCCGTCCGCGCCGCTGCCTTCAGGCTATGCGGGGCTACGAACTTCGGCAGTAGGTTCCCCCTCGCCGCCCTCGGTGGATAACCTCGTCATCGGATCGCCCCCGGCAGCGTATGCCTACCCGGACAGCGCCGCGTGGGTCGTCTCGCCCTACAACCACAACCAGACAGGCTCCGGCGCGTCCGCCACCGATATTTCGGTCAACCCCGGCTACTACCGGCGCATCTATGTGACCGGCGCGACAACCGCCGCACTCCTCTTTAACACGGCGACCGGCTCGGCTGATGTCATCGCGTACCGGTGGGACGGCGGGCCGTGGACGCGGGCGGCTGTTTCCAGCAGCATCGCCCTAAGCCCCCCGGCAAGCACAACCGTCAGCCACCTGCTGGAATGGGCCTTCGTCGCCTGCCCGGTCACGAGCGACCTGTGGGCGAGTTCCCCGCCCGTAAACGCCCTTCAGTTCACGGGGCTGCAACTCTCGGCGGGGGCCGCCGTTTCCTCGCCTCCGGTGCGTCCGAGGAGAGTTATCTGCTACGGCGACAGTATTCTGAACGGTATTCGCACCTTGTCCGCGACGGCGGGCTACCCGGTCGGTGATAGCGACGCCACGCTGTCCGCCTATTTTCACCTACAAGACGCTTTGAACGCCGAGGTGGGGATGGTGGGATTTGCAGGGCAGGGCGTTGTCAGCCCAAGTAACAGCGCGCCTGAGAACGTGCCCGTGCTGCCGAGCACCTACAACCTGATTTATTCGGGCGTCTCTCGCTCGTTTGCCATCCAGCCTGAACTGTGCGTCATCTGCGAGGGACAGAACGATGGCGGCCAGTCGGCCACGACGTTCCTGTCCGGGCTGAACACGGTCGTCGCGGGCGTGGGAGCGAAGAAGACGCTCATTATGGGCGATGAGAACGGCTATTTCACGACCCAGGAACAGTCCGTGACGGGGGCGACTTACGCCGCGCCCGCCGCTCTCGCCCTGTCCACGAGCGGAGCCACGGTGGACAGTTATGACGGCATCCACCCGAGTGCCGCCGCGCACCGGGCGAAGATGCAGCCGGTCATCAGCGCGGCGTCCTACCCCCTGCTCTACGGCGCGGGCGGCGTGACCGATGCCAGCGTTTTGGCGGACGTGCAGGCGGCTCTGACCGCCCAGGGATACGTGTCGACGCTTCCGGGCCTAATCACCGCCAAAACCAACCTCATCGGCACACCCGCCGGGGACAGCCCGCTTGCCCAGGCCGCGCAGACGCAGACGACGGCGAACGGCACGGCGCTTCTTACCGCGAACGCCATCCTCGCCAAGTTCCTGTTCGACACCAGCAGCTTCGTCAAGGCGAATACCCAGGTTCTCCCCTCACCGGCCCCCGCCGGGTACGGGGGCGGGGCGGCCCTTGACCCGTGGGGGACGCTCCTCCCCGCCTTCTACCCGGTCGGCTCGGCGGGGTGGTGGCTGGGGCACGGACAGGTCCGGGTCGTCACGCCCGTCTCGCCCGGCGACGCCCAGAATCGCATCAACCAGACGAACGCCCAGGGTCCGGCCCACCCGTAGGCCGGGAACCCTCTTCGCAGCCGAGGAATTGCGCTGTTCGCAGCCGAGGAAACGCTTTGCCCTCAGACGCCATCACCCTGACGGGGACGCTGCTGACGCTCTCGGGCCAGCCCGCGCCGAATGTGCGCCTGCACCTGGGCGTGTCGGCCTCAGTCCGCCCCCTGCTCGGCGGCTCGCCCTCGGGCACCCCTCAGCCGTACCCGCCGCCGCCCTCGCTCCCCGCCCCGCCCCCGGCCCCCGTGCCGCTCTACGCGCCCGGCCAGGCCCCCGCCCCCCCCGCCGGGCTGTCCGAGTCCGGGGTGTCCCTCGTGGCCGTGACTGTAGGGGCGGACGGCACGTTCACCTGCTCGCTGCCCTCCCCGCGCGCCCTCTGTTACGCGGCGGGGGCGCGCACGGACGCCGACACGGACCCGGCGCGCGGCGGGCGGTGGGCGGCAGTCTACCTCGCCGTGCTGCCCACGGGCCGCGTCGTGCCCCTCGCCCTGGACCCGGCGGCGTCGGGGACGCTGGACATCACCGCGCTGCTGTGCGGCCCCGGACTGTAACTCCGTAGTATCGGCTCTCCGTAGTATCGTCACCCCGTCACCCCGTCACCCCGTCCTCCCGCTACCCTCCCTTATGCCCTCGACGCTCGCTGCGCGGGGGCTTCACTTTGCCGGGCGGATAAGCTATAATAGGTACGTTAGCAATAGGTACGTAGCATAAGTGGGAAGGGATTGACGCCAGTGGTACAATCACGCCGTATGGCACTCACAGACAAAGCCAGGTCGGATAAAGCCAGGCCGGACAGCAGCCCCAAGGGCGACTCCCCCGCCGCCCGTGTGGAGCGGCGCGGGGGCGACCACGGCGGGCGTAGGCCAGTCATCATCAGCAAGGTCATCGGGGTGGGGTTCGGGCCGGGGCAGTGGGAGTGGCTCTGCCGGGCCGCCGGAGCGAAGCGGGGTTCCCGGCTCGTCCGCACCTTGGTCACCGCCGCGACGGGCCTGGACCTGACGCCCGCTGAGTGGGAGGACGTCGCCCGAAACCCCGAGCCGTTCCGCGACGCACTCCGCGAGGTCATGTCTCGGCCATAAACAAGCGGGGCGGGATGTCCGACGCCCACGCACCTGAACGCCCACCAGCCTCCGCTTACACCAGCCTCCGCTTACACCAGCCTTTTGCGCCTTGCCTTCTCCGACCGGCTGTTGACCATCAGGCGGCCCAAGGGCGCGGCCTGCTCCATGACCGCCTTCAAGTGGGCTTGGTTGTGCGACAGGTACACGTCCGTCGTCCGCCCGTCCCGGTGCCCAGCTATCTGCTGGGCCGCCCACTTGTTCGTCTCGGCGAGGCACGTCAGCGAGAAGTGGCGCAGGCTGTGGAGCGTGTAGCGGGGCAGCCCGGCGAACGCGAGGTCGGCGTACCACTGCCGGCGAAAGTTGTTCACCACCATCTGTTCCCCGGCATCCGTGACGAACAGGAAGTCCGTGGGCGAGCGTTTGGGCCGGACGGCGAGGTAGGAGTCCACCATGCCCACCCAGGCCGCCTCCAGGGGCACCTCGCGCGGGCGCTTGCCTTTGCTCTCCCGGATGACGATACGCCCCCGCTCCGGCTGGTAGTCGGTGAGCGTGAGTGCCAGCAGCTCCGAGATGCGCGCGCCGGTCTGGATAAGTCCGCCGATGAGTGCGGCGTTCCGGCGCGAGAAGAACGCGCGGCGCTTGGGCGGACACAGGCGCGCGTTCGGGTTCTTGGCCGGGAGCCATCGCTCCACCGTGGCCGCGAGGATGCGCGCCCCCTCGGCCTCGCTGGGGACGGGGACATACGCCTGCACCGCCTTCAGGATGCGGTAGTCGGCGAGCGGGTCGCGCGGGACGTGGCCCTCCTGAGCGCAGAACCGGAAGAAGACCTTCGCCCCCATCGCGTCCATGCGGCGCGTCCCGACGGCAAGCGGCCTGCCGCTGCGGGGGTTGACGTGGCGCGCGCGCATCTCCATGTACGCCCTCATGTGCGCTGCGCGGAAGTCCCCCAGGGCGACGCCCTCCGAGGCCGCCCACGCGCGCAGGACGCCAAGCCGGTCCCCGTAGAACCGCGCCGTGCTCGCCGCCAGCGTCCCCCGAACTGACCGCAGCCAGTCGTCGGACGCGAGTGCCCAGGTTTTGCCCGCCCCGCTGCTTACCCCTCTGTCTTTGCCTATCCCCTGGTTTTCCATTTTCCCCTGGTTTTCGTCTGCCTTATGAGTCATGCTTACCTCCGTATCTTGCGTAGTGATTAACTAAAATCGCCAAGCGAGTGTATGATTAGTTTCACTCTCAGGCGTAACCATCCGTATTACACGGACGGACGGATTATACCACAGCGGGGCAGTCTTAACGGAGAAAAGGTTGCAGAAGGTTCGCGGCGGGGGCCGGGGGCGTCACAAAACGCTGGGCTGTTCAGAATGCCGGGGCGCGGGGGTCCTCGACGCGGATGCGGTGCTCGCGCCCGGCGTCGACGTCGGACGGGGGGACGGAAACGCGCACCTCGTCGCCCGCGCGCAGCGGGGCGGGCTGCTGCACGGGAAGGCCGTTGTGGAACACGGAAGGAGCGGCAATGCCCGCGGGGGGCGGCGGGGCGGGAACGAGCGAGAGGCCGCCGGGCATGGCCAAGACAAAGGCGGCGGGGGCGGATAGGCCGGCAATCGGGAACGTGTCCTGGCTGCCCACGGTCGCCGCCGGTGCGCCGCCCAGCGCGAGCTTCGCGCCCGGCAGGAGCCGGTAGTCGCGCGGCAGCCCCGTGTCGCCCAGCCGCAGGCGGACGGGGACGGGG